TCATCCACTTTTTGAAAAACTTTTAGATTTAAAAAAATTTTTTCTAGGATTTCAAAATCTGACGATCGCAACTTTCAGATTTTGAGAGACAATCGTAGATTTTTGGAATCTGCTAACCCTTTAAGGCTTACCTTTCAAGCCCAAAGGGCTTGAAAGGGCTAAATATTCGGATGATCGCAACTTTTGAAAATCTACGATTGTCTCTCAATTTTGGTCGTCAACTTTCAAAATTCAGGATTTCAAAAAATTCAGAAAAATGAAAATTTAATGGTCAAAAATATTGGTCTCTTTTAGTTTATGGTTAAAAAATTCGTTTGTGGATAAACGGCAAAGTTCCTAAAGTTTGAGAAGTCGTATCGAAATTTTCATCATGTTTTGAAAATAAAAGTTAAGTACAAAAGTTAAAAGTATGTTACAACCTAAATGCAGAAAATTGATTCATTTTAGTCTAAAATAGTTAAAATAATAAATACTACAATGGCCACAAAAATGTCAATGTCAAGAGGAGGAGAAGACTCTATTGTTGGATTCAACAAGAAAGTCGCAAACTATACATCGTATGATTCTGAAGATGATTATTCCGGTGAGGAAGATTTCTATGATCATTATGAACCATACGAAGAAGAATTTGATAATGGTGACTATCAACCATTCAATGCAGAGGACGAAGAAAAAGAGTACAAGGCTCGTATTTCACCTTCTTTTATCAAGGTAGTCAAGCCTATTTTTTTGAATAGTCCGACCAAGAGCGCTGAAAAGCCCCCCATCAAATCTCCAACATGGTGGGATAAGAACAAGCCTATTGAAGAATCAAAGCGTATGATCAATGGGGTTCTGAATTATGCTCTTCTTTTACCACCACCGACTCCTAAACCTGTGGTAGTTCCACAACAAGTTAAGAAGTCGAAAAAAAATAAAAAAGGAAAGGATACAACAACCAAACAACCAACCGAGAAAAAAGTGAAAAATAATGATTCAACGGTACCATCAAAACCCGCTCCAAAAATCCCATACTTCAAAGACCCTAATGCGACTCCAGAAGTCCAAAAACCCACTCGATTCTGTCTATCAATCATCAAAAAAACAAAATGTTTCCATAAAGCTCAATGTCGATTTGCTCATGATTATGCGGACCTTAAAGAATGCAACTTTGGAGAAAAATGTAAAAAAATAAAAGTGGTAACTCGCAACCCAGATTCGACAGTTGAAATGGTTAATAAAAATGAGGCTGGTTGCAACTTTAAACATGCAAACGAATCGAAAAATTCTTATTTGAAGAGGGTTCCACAACAACATACCTCACCCAGAAAATAAAAAATTATCCTTGTTTCCCACCTTAACCGTCATACCTCCCTTATTCCCTTTCATACCCATTGGGTATAAAAGGAAAAATGAAAAATTTGAGATAAAATAAAATATAAATAAGATGAAACTCACCTTAAAAAATTTTAGATGTTATACCCATCAAACTTTCGAGTTCACCGATGATGATGTTACTCTCGTTAGTGGACCAAGTGGTCATGGAAAAACAACAATATTATTAGCCATACAATTTGCATTGTATGGCTCTGTTAACCACAAATATCTCGTTTCGCATAATAAGATCAGTTGTGAAGTGATTTTGATTTATAAAAATTTTAAGATCAAACGAACCAAACGTCCAAATATTTTAAATGTTGAAATGAACGGTAAAAATTATGAAGACAAAGAAGCACAAATTGTTTTAAATAAATATTTTGGGGTCACAAATTCTTCTATTTTTTTTATGGATCTTTCACATCTTGAAAAAATGGAATTTTTGGAAAAAATTGTCAACGCAAATTGTGATGTCAAGGAGCTTAAAAACAAAATAAAAATTGAACTAACAAGTTTAAACAAAGAATTGGCCATACTTGATGGTCAAATTTCAAATACCGAATCTATGATGGATATCATCCAAAAACCAGAAAAAGTTGAAAAACCAGAACCCGATAATTTTTTTGATGAATCTTCAGGTTTACAAGCACTTTCGAAAGATGACTTGATTTTAGAGAAGAATCAGACCATTATTCAACTCGATTTGAAAAACAGCGACGAAACAAAATACAATAGATTAATGGTTGAAACGCGTGTTATACAAGAGGAAATAGATTCTTTGGGTTATTTTGACCCTGATATTCACAATCAAATAAAAATTGTTTCCAAAGAGTTAGACTCGCTAAAGGTCCAAAATAACCAAATGGAAAAAAAACGCGATAAAATGCTCGTGATCGAAGAAAGTTTAAAAGAATTGAAAAATTTTGAATATATTGATGATGCACATCTCCATATTCTTGACCAACAGTTGAAAACAATAGATGAAAAAATTGAGTATTGTGTAAGGTATGAAGAGGCACAAAAATTAAACCTTTTAAAAAAGGAATACCTGAAAGCTTTGGAATTGGAACGCGAGGAATGGCACCATAAAACCGAACAACTTCAAAACAAATTAAACAAGTTGAATATCGTGGACAAATCAATCTTAAATAATCTATCATTATTTGAACAAATTCAACAAAAATTTCAGGCTGCTCAACACTTTAATTTGAAAAATAATTTGGGTCAAATTGAAGCTGAAATAGAAGCATTAAAAATGAAATTTCTAAAAAGTTTCAAATGCGGCAATTGTGACCATAAACTGATCATAAATATGGATACTTTTGAACTTGTTCAGACCACAAAAGATAATCAAGAAAAACTCGACACAAAGTGTGATTTCACCATTAAAACCAAGCTTCAAAAATTGGAAAATTTAAAGGATAAACTCGACTCTAACAACGTATTTTTGAATGAAACCAACATTGAAGAAATTATGGATAAAATCACTTTAATCAACGCTTTTAACAATACAACAACCGAGTTAAAGCAATTGGGTTCTTTTAAACCTTCAATATCGTTGAAAAATATGGAAAGGAAAATCGACAGTTGTGAAGTGGAAGAAGAAAACCATGAAGTTGGTGATCTGAATACTTTGAAAGATGAAAGGAGAGATTTGACCATACAACGTAATGAAATATCTCAACAATTAAAGATTAAAAAGAACCTTTTAAAGAAAACAGAAATAATGGAATATTATGATTCTTCGATCCATAAATCAATAATAGACTCAATTGAAAGTCATGCTGAAGCATTAAAATTGAAAACGTTCGAATTGGAAAAATATAAAACTTCGGGGAGACTTCAAACCAAATTGGAATTGTTGAATTTTAACCTCGATAAACTTCAACATGATCCTTTAATGATACCACAATTACAACAGAGTTTGAAAAATATTGAATTAGGTCTTCAATACCATGAATATTTTAATCAATACAAGACTTTTCATATCCAACTGAAAAAATATAAAAAGGTAAAGACCACCCTGAATAATTTTAAAGATAATAAAAAAAATATGGAACAAACCTACCTTAAAACTCTCTTGTTTAAACAAAAGGTCATTGAGGCCGAACATGAATCGTTACAATTTATGGTCAATACCATCAACACTCATTTATCTGTCTTGCTTCAAGATTTCTTTTCTGAAAGCTTTGGTGACCCCATACAAATTTATTTGGAACTTTCAAACGAGAAACGACCACAAGTCAACACAGTCATAAATTATAAAGGCAATAAGGCCGATTACAAATCTTTGAGTACCGGAGAATATGCTCGTGTAAAATTAGCATTTGATTTGACCTTTAAAGAGATATTGGGTGAAAATATAATCATGTTGGATGAATGTACGGCCAATTTGGACCAAGAGTTGAGTACAAAAATTTTTAATAAAATTAAAGGTACTTTTCCATCTAAAACAATATTGATTGTTGCGCATCAGGTAATCATGGGTACATTTGATCATGTTTTAAAACTATGAAATTTTTCGAAATAAATTGAATTTTTCATTGGAAAAAATGAAAATATAAAGGAACAATGGAACCCTATTTTAAAGAAAATTTTTTCACAGAATCTATGGTGATTTCACCGAAATATTTAAACTTTCGTTTATGTGATCATTTAGGTTCCCAACTAGCCAACAAATATTCAAAAACATATTTGAATAAAGGGTACATATTCAACATAAAAGTAACAAAAATATTGGACAATAAAATAACTCTGTCTGGTCAAATCGTGGTCAATGTTGAATTTCGAGCAGATATATATGTGCCTAAAATTGGCCATACTTTTCAGGGAGAGTTGAAGAAAGGTTTGGCCAACAAATTTCAATGGGTTGAAATTGGACCTCTAACTATTTTTTTAAATAAGGTTGGAACCCAGGCTATAGACGATATCTTTGTGACGATTCAAATAACAAGTATAAAGTCTGATAACACCATATGTTTTGGAAAATTAATTTGATTTTATGATTCTTTTATGCCTAAAAGGCATAAAAGAGAAAATGGCACGTTTACAAACCAACAGGAACTTCTTCGTGGAAAAACAATACCGCATTGTCAAGATCAAGACAAGTTGGGCATATATCCCATACTAACACACATAGTGGACATAACATTGTTTTATAACAGGTACAACATAGACTAAATTCTGCATAATAACACGAATCACAATAAATTTTTGGACACATCAACCCCTCGCATATGTGTATACTTGAAGTTGTCACTATTGTTTGACATTTTTCACATTTTGTTTTCATTGTTCTTTATTATTTTATTATTTGAAAAGTAACTATTTTTGTTTACCCGATGCCCATAGGGCATCGATTAGCTTTTGCCCTATGGGCAAAAGTTTATCCACAAACGAATTTTTTAACCATAAACTAAAAGAGACCAATATTTTTGACCATTAAATTTTCAAAATTCAGGATTTTTTGAAATCCTGAATTTTGAAAGTTGCCGACCAAAATTGAGAGACAATCGTAGATTTTTGGAATCTGCTGAATATTCGGATGATCGCAACTTTTGAAAATCTACGATTGTCTCTCAAAATCTGAAAGTTGCGGTCTCAAAATTGAAATTTTAGGCCCAAAAAATATAAAAAATAAAACTATGGATCAAACGAAACTTAAACGTCTTCGACAAACTAAGAAGAAGGCCGATGATGCCTACTTCAACTCTGACAGTCCAATCATGTCAGATAAGGACTATGATCTGTTATGCCAACAGATAGCTGAAATAGACGTGTCTATTTCAGAAGTGGGATGTCTCCCAAGAACTGATAAAATACAACTTCCAATTTATATGGGGAGTTTGACCAAATACAACGACAATAAATCAATAAATAATTTCTTGACTAAGTTTGACCATAAACAATTTGTCGTTCAAGAAAAATTGGATGGTGTAAGTTGCCTTTGTGTTTACAGGTGTCGAAATATCGAACTTTATACCAGAGGTAATGGTACAATTGGCGTTGATATATCACATTTGTTGGAATATGGTTTAGATATACCAAAGATTGAAAGTTATCACACTTTTATGGTCAGAGGGGAGCTTATAATGTCAAAGAAAATATTTAAAGAAAAGTTCAGCATAGAATTTAAAAATATTCGAAATATGGTCAGTGGACAGCTTGCAAAAAAGAAACCAAACGAGTCAATTATAAAATTTTTGGATTTTGTGGCTTATGAAGTCTTTGAACCACATTTAAAAATTCAAAAGAGTGTGGTTAATCAGTACCAATTTTTGAAACAAAATAAGTTTAAAGTCGTCTACAACCGTACAATTGAACGTGATTTGGTCGAACAAGATGTATTGGTGGACTATGTTCACCGTCGGAAAAAGAAAAGCCAATACGACATTGATGGGTTGGTTATCACCATTAATGGAGAGTACATTCGAAATGATTGCGACAACCCTAAATATTCATTTGCATTCAAAATACAAGGTGAAGTTGCACAGGTTGAAGTTGACCATGTTAAATGGAATTTATCAAAAAGTGGTAGATACAAGCCGCAAATTTTTATAAATCCAGTTGAATTAAGTGGAGTCACTATTTCTTCGGTGACTGGATTCAACGCAAAATATATAACAGAAAATAAAATTGGTTGTGGTTCAATTTTAATCATAACAAGGAGTGGTGATGTTATACCACATATTGTTGCTGTGGTAAAAGGAAAAGGCGATCTTAACCTTCCAACGCAAAGTAGATGGAAATCGGTTGATTTGTACCACGATTATGAAAAAATTCCAGACCAAGTGATCGTCAAACAAATGGTCTATTTCTTCGCAAGTTTAAAGTGTCTAAATTGTAAGGATAAAACCATCTTTAAAATTTTCAATTCGGGTTATTCATCAATTGAAAGTGTGATTCAAGCACGTCCCGAAGAACTATCTCAAATTGACGGGATAGGGGAAAAGTTAGCCATAAAATTGAGCACGTCGATTAAAGAAAACGTAAAGGTGGCTAGTATCCATCAGTTGTTGGCTGCTTTAAATTGTTTTGGGGAGGGAATAGGCCTTAGAAAAATTCAAAATATAGATCTTTCCAATCCAGAAAATTTACAAGTTAAAGGTTTAAGTGAAGTCACTATTAAAGATAAAATATTACCAGCGTGGAAGGATAGTTTGAACCGTGTTATGAATATAAAAAAGATGGTTGGAGGAAGCATAGAACTTGAAAAACAAAATATTGAAATTGGTGATGGTCCTCTTCAAAACAAAATATTTGTTTTTACAGGGTTCAGAGACTCCTCGTTGGAGAAACAAATAATCGAATTGGGAGGTAAGGTTACTTCTGCCATATCAAACAAAACAACTGATTTAGTGGTTGCAAGCGAAGAAGGAAAGAGTTCGACAAAATTATTGAAAGCAAAGAATTTAGGTATAAAAATAACCACAAAATCAAATTTAATTGGTGTGGTTAAAAATATCCAAAAACAACAAATTAAGATCGAGGTTGAGTACTCTGATGTGGACAGTTCGTCCGAAGAAGAGTAGTGTATTAAATTTTTTAATTTTTTTAAAAATTAAAAAATACAGTATAATAAATGATACGCCCACGTTTGACTAAAGAGCAACGCCGTGAAGTCGTTGAAATGTACACGAAAGGAACGCCTATTTTGCATATTTCTCAACAATTTAAGGTTACAAGACCCACCATTTATAATATTATAGAAAGCCAGGGTAATCTTGGTCATAAAAAAATTGATTTTTATTCAGGGAAATCAAATGAAAATAAAGAAGAAATGGAACCTATTGAAAATATAGTTACTAGCGACGATGAGGTTAACGCCTCATCATCGACCACGTCCTTCCTGGGGGTGGTTATTGATACCGAGAATGGTACAAGTAACCCTAAAATAAGAAAGGCTTTGGATAAGAGCTTTAGTCTCCTTGATATTATGAAGTTTATTGAAGTGACCAAATTTAAGTTAAATATGATCATGTTTGACTACTTTTGGCAAATTGTGGTTGGAAACCATAATACCCTTGTGGGTAGGATAATATTAGAATGGTTTGGGTATGACGGAGAATACTATAAACAACGTCAAAATTTTAAGAAAATGTTGAAAAACAACGATATTTCTTTCAATGAGTTAACTCATAAAGATACGAAACATGAATTGTATCCTATGATACAAACAGAATGCAAGGATATGGCTAATTGCGACATTGCTAAATCAAAATTTTTGGTTATGGAACCAAACGACCTTAAAATGGCCATAATGCAACTTAAGACTAAAAATGGCCACATCATACGACAATATTATATCGACCTTGAAGAACTCCTTAAATTATATGTTGAATATACGCTTTACTTCAACCACCGAGAGTCTCAAAGAAAGATTACAAACCTCGAAAAAATGATGGCTAAAATGGACCTTGAACGCGAACAAGATCGAGAATATATGCGATCTCTCGGTATCAGCCTTGAAGAAGTCAAAGACCAGAATGAAACTCTTATAGATCAGAATGAAGAGCTACTCGATAATAACAAGGGACTAAAGAAAGATGTCAAGGATGTTAAGCGTAAATTAGGGATTGCAGTCAAGGATAGAGCACCACTCCCAGTAGATCATGGTCCGAAGGACCATGATCGAGATCCGGCTTTGCCGGATCGAGACGAGGACAAACAAGAGAGGTTTGTCCTACTCAAGAGAAATGACGATGAACACTATCAGTACTATACCATTCGAGCCCAACATGGTTATACTGAACGCAGAATAAAGACCCAAAAAGTGTTGTTCCCACATCTTGTTGTTCTCCTCGATTTTACGGCTCACCCTAACTCTAAAACTTTGTACAACCGAATTAAGGATGAATTGAGGGCAAAAAACGTTATCTTCAGCGGTAATAACATTGATCTTGAAGGGTCAGAAGTGACTCAAGAAGAGTTGATAGAAGAAATGAAGGCAATCAACGACCACAAATTATGCATTGAATAAATTAACCTGATTTTAATCCTTCGCACAAGGATTAAAATTTTCTAAATAAAAAAATTGATTTTTTTTGAGAAAAAAATACCTTAAATAAACTATACAATGGAAGACAAAAATATTATCATCAACGATACTAAATATAACTTTTTCAAATTCTATAATGTGAACCAACCATTAACTGAATTGAAGTACTTGAATAGCGATAGGTTGGTGTTTGCTAAACCTGTTGTTCGAAAACTACCAGAAACTAACATATCATTTAATCGAATTTTTGTGGCTATAACTGGCCCAAAAACAAGAGCTATAACTGAGGGACTCAAAGGCGTGTATGATGTAGACGAACTATTGGATTATGACTCATTTCTTGCTAAAGGTGAATTTACAGCTAAATATGACTTTACGAAACTTGAGGAGACCGACTACCATATTCTCGTGGACTTTGAATGGTACAAAACCAACGTCGACTCTGGTCTTCAAGAACCATCTTTTGTTTACAATTTGTCCGACAAGTTGTACCATGATGAGCCAGCTCAACGAGAATTTGTTGTATCAAAGTTCACCGTGTTTGATGCAACCGAATTGATTAAGAAGAAACCAACCTTAATTAATAAAATTCCTGTTGAACACTATCATGTCTTGTTGATCAAAAAGTGGTTGAAAGATAACCTTTCAGAAAAATACCTGAAAGTGATGGCTGAAGAGCATAAACCATTGGTATTTTCATCAGAAGAAGTGTTCTCTTTTGGAGTGTCCAGAAACACCTTAGACACGAACAGTATTTCTTATCAAATATCTTTGTGTCTTTATGACCGAGAGAACCCTAAAGATGAAGAAATAAAATGGTCTGCAAAATATGAAGAAATGGCTGCTGTATGCCGCCATTATCTTAAAACCAGCGAGTTCAAAAAATTGAAAGGGTTGATTGACACCATGAAAGGATTATCATGGAAGAGTAATGAAATTGGCGATGCCGATGGTCCTAAACTTTATCCAAAGGTCATGTTTAACCAGAAAAAAGAAGAATTTATCACCGTTTTTATGGATGAAACCGACGAGATTATTGAAGATCCAAAAACCATCTTGGATAAACGAGGAAGGATAAAAGTGGCCTTAAGATTTGAAAGTATTTTTGTTGGGTCAAAAGTAGCTTTACAAGTTCGAGTCAATGATGTTTTGATTTCAAAGTGGATTGAAGCATACAAGCCGAGAGCATTGATTGTAAGGAGAAACGGACCAAGTGGAAGTGCAATCAAAAATATTAAAGCATCTGATAAAAGTGAGGAGGAAAGCGACCTTAATTCGAGTAGTAGCGAAGACGAAGAAGAAGAGGTTAAACCAACCAAAAGAGTTGTTAAAACTGTTAAAATGTCGACTTAATCTAAAAAAATTCTTTCATCCCTTTTTAGGGATCAAAGAAGAAGTATAATAATTAGTACCTAATTGGAGGTCTCAATGGTGGTGGAAACCGTCTTATAGGATAACCCATACGAGGAAATGGATAAATTGGTCTTGGAAAATAAATTGGTACAAGTTGTGGTTCAATTGGCCCAGATACTGGAACAGATTATTGCACTACAGGTGGTACAGATTTTATATTGTACCCAACAAGCACAATAACTAAGGCTAAAAGCAACACTGAAATGGCTATTAATTCTTGCATTTATTTACTGCCTCAAAGTTCTTCAAAAAGTATCCATCGATAAGGTAATGGTATACTACTACCATTACCAATGCTTATATTGGCAGGACCTGTGATGTTTCTCAATCTAACACCAATATCGATAGTACCAGGTACTATCGATAAAGTTTCAGAATATATATGTGTACCGGTTACAGCCGAACCATCGTTTATCAAAATCATTCTGGACCATTAGTGTTAGATGACTCGGTCAAATTAAATGTAAAAAATTTGGCAATAGCAGATGTGTACAACCCAGAAATAGACACTGTCATTTTTAATAAAACTGATGGTCTATATTTGGATCTAAAGTTATCGTAAATATGGATCCGTTAGTTGCATCTTCGATGGTCAAACCCTGAGTTGATTGGCGGTCTATGGATAAAGCCGTAAATTCAACTAGGTCGTTTAACACCATATTTTGATTATCTGTGGTCTTTGAGAAGGCAACAAGTTTCTTGGGGGTTAATGGCATGTAAAGAAACCCATTCCAATTCCACAGATAGTTGTCAGAACCCATATACAAAGTGTTGTTTGCAGATGCTCTGTCAGTCGGAATGGTGACATTTGGGTCTGTGCCAGAATAGAATGATACTGGGCTATTTAAAATGTTTGAGGAGAAGACAAGACTTCCTAGAGCAATTTCTTGTACGTTGGCCAAAACACCTGTAGAATTTCCCAACAGAGAAGAAGGTGAAACTTGCTGAATTTTTGCATAAGTGATTTTGTTAACTCCGATCGTGGGAGCAACCGCCGTACTTGTTGGATCAAAGTCGCCCGCCAGTCTAATCTTTCCGTTGACTAAATTTGTTGCATCTGGTGTGACCAAACCATCAACATAAGCCTTATTTGTAAGATCGTTAGGGTTAAAAGGAGCCACTGGTTGGACTATGGCACCGCTCATAGTGCCTCCTACCAGTGGAAGAAAAGTCGTTGAAAGAGTGGTTGAGTTGACGCTAAGCACACCGGCATTTGACATACTCAAACTTGGATCCAGAGATACGTCTGTGACAGCTTGTGATAACGAATTTGAGCCTTTGAGTCGACTTACAGCGCTCATATTGGCCATCTTAACGTTGGTGATAGCCGAGTCTGAAATCACTGGAGCTGCTGCCGTTGTACCAGTACCACCTAAATCGCCCGCTAATCTGACCTTACCGTTGACTAAATTTGTTGCATCTGGTGTGACCAAACCATCAACATAAGCCTTATTTGTAAGATCGTTAGGGTTAGAAGGAGCCACTGGTTGGACTATGGCACCGCCATAGTGCCTCCAGATAATGGTAGAAAAGGACCACCTCCAATCAAACCATCAACATAAGCCTTATTTGCAAGTTCGTTGGGTTGGCCAGGTGGAGATGGTTGAACAATTGGTCCACTCATAGTTCCACCCGTTAAAGACAAATATGTCGATTGTGCATAGCCCAAGTTGACTAGATCACATGCATTTGCCGGCGTTTGGCACTGTATAACTTTATATGGTAGTCCCATGTTCAAATTACCCATCAATGTGCCACCGGTTAATGGTAGACTCGAACCCGAACCTCCAGAAGCAATTAATTGTGCTATCTGGCCATAAGTCTTAAAATTAATATTTTCCATATTTATTTATTCGCTTTTGGATTTGTCTGACTGTTATTATAGCCTGAATAAAATGATTTTTTAAACCATAAAAAATAGAAAAATAAATACAAGCACTATGAACAACTATGATTTCAAACAACCCAGATCTATCAAGGTCTACCAAGATCTTTCATCTGTACTATGCGAGGAAACTCGATTAAATATAGTGAAGGATTATTTTAATATTAATGGTCTCGTAAAGCACCAGATTGATACCTTTAATTGGTTCGTCGTTAAAGGGTTAAAAAACATCATAAATAACGAACCAAGTATAAAGTATGAATCATCCAAGTATGATAGTTACACTTTAAAATTCAGTAATATTTGTGTGGAGCCACCAACCATTATTGATGATGATCGAATTATAAGGAACTTGTATCCGCAAGAAGCCCGAAACAAGGATTTGAGTTACACGGGTAATGTATGTGTTGATATAATTGAAACTATTGAAAACAATGAAGGAAGACCGCCACAAATCAACGAACAATACCGAGTCCCCATAGCCAAGATACCGATTATGCTCTTATCCGATTCATGTCATTTAAGACGTTTTACACCACAAGAAAATGAAACCTTGAACGGTCATTCAACAGCAGACCAAGGTGGTTATTTTATCATCAATGGCAAAGAAAGAGTTTTAATCAGTCAGGTGAGAAAGGCTTACAATAAACCATTATGTTTCATAAAATCAACATCACAAAAAGACGATGTGTTGATTTGTGAGATGAGAAGCATGTGCGATGAAACGTTCCATTCTACGTCTGTTCAAGTCAAAATGGTAAAGAACAAAATTGTTGTATCACTCAAATTAAAGGGAAAAATGGTCGATATACCAGTGGGTGTAATTTTTAAGTCGTTGGGATTTAATCCGGAACTTATGGGTAATAAGTTCCACAATCTATTTAATCTTCCACACAAATACAATAAGTTCATTGAAACCATAAAAAATAACTGTTTCGAAGAATTTTCAACTTCTGATGTCGGCGATAATAGTGATGAAAGTGACTCTGAAAGTGACGATGAAGAAACATTGGTCAAAGTTTTTCGTAATGTCAGTGTCAGTGCAGACAAAGATGGGGTCACAAGTGGACTAACAATCGAAGACATCCAAAAAAGCTTAGATATGGATTTATTCCCACATTTAGGGATAACATCGACCAAAAGACAACGTGTGGATTTATTGGCTTTTATGATTAAAAAATACCTTTTGACATTGGGTGGAGATCTTCCAGTTGATAATAGGGACGATTATAACCATAAAAGAGTTGAAACAGCCGGAGAACTGTACTATTTCTTGTTTCGGTTGTTGTACAAGAAGTTCCAAAAGACCTGTGTGGCTCAGATCAAGAATCGAAAACCAGATATTTCAAATTTTCTCAGAACTTCGGGTATAACAACGGGAATATTGTACAGTTTTTCGTCTGGTTATTGGGGAGTACAGAGAAATACTTATATAAGAACTGGGGTATCACAGGTTGTGAACCCAAAAGTCTCACTGCTCGCAAACTACTCCAGTTTGCGAAGAGTGGTGATACCTGAAAGCAAAGATGGTAAAGAAGCAAAAACATCTGAAATAAGGCAGATTCATCCTTCCAGTTCATTTCTTATATGTCCAGTTGAAACACCCGAGGGAAAGGGGGTTGGTACAGTCTTGAACATGTCTATTTTTTGCGGTGTTACAACTGGTATTTCAACATGTGAAATTATGGATTCAATTAACCATTTTGAGAAACTTGTTCTTTGTAAATGTTTGAAAAAAAATAAGGACAATTGTCTCCCTATTTTCATTAATGGTTCACCGTTTTTGTATGGTCATGCTGACACCATACATCAAATAAATTTTTTGAACGATACAAATATAAGTATTGTGGTTAATCACAGTCTTAAAGTCATTGAAATATATTCTGATCCTGGTAGGTTGATTCGACCTGTCTTTGATTTGAAAAAAATTTCAGAACTAATTCAAAATAAAGGTCAAATTGAACCTTCATTCAAATTTTTTCTCGACCACCAATTGATCAAATACATCGACATAAACGAGGTTATGTCTAACAATGTTGCAATGGAACCTTCTGATATCACCGAAAACCCCAACACATCATATAATATGATGGAATTGCACCCTTGCGGAATGTTTGGTATTGTGGCTGGAATCATACCATTTTCGGATAGAACCCAATCTGCTCGAAATTGTTTTTACTCTTCGATGGTTAAACAGGCCATTGGTTTCATTCCATGCCATAATCTCAAAACTGAAACTGTATCCCACACTCTGAATTATCCACAAAAACCACTTGTTACCACAGACATTGCAGAATTTAATGGGATCAACGACTACCCCAACGGTATCAACGCTATTGTTGCTATCGCATGTTATACCGGATTCAATCAAGAAGACAGTGTTATCTTGAATAAAGCATCTATTGAAAGAGGGTTATTTGGAACCACAACCTACAACACCTATACCGCGGAAGAAACAAAAAACGGTATAGTCGAAGAAAGGATAGATATACCCATAGATTCTGTAAAAGTTCGTGATTACAATTATGGTTTATTGGGACCAAATGGAATTGTCAGATTACGTCAAAAAGTCAAAAAAGGAGATGTGTTAGTGGGTAAAATAACCATAAAAAATAAAAATGAAGAAGAGAAAATAGTAGACAACAGCATTGTTGTCCAACAAGGAGAAGATGGTTATGTTGACCGCATAACCGATAATATTGTTGATGGTTGCAGAAGAGTCAAAGTTGTTATAGGTCAACTCCGTATACCAGAAATTGGGGACAAATTTTGTTCTGGTATGGCTCAAAAAGGAACATGTGGTATGATTTATCCACAAGAAGATATGCCATTTACAAGCTCTGGAATGACCCCAGATATTATCATCAACCCAAATTGTATACCATCAAGAATGACCATAAATCAAATTATTGCAACTGTTATGGGGAAATTGTACCTAACCAATCCACAACCAAAATTCAAACGAGGAAATCCGTTTATGGAGAATTCAACCACAATTTTGGATGAATTATGTGAAGAGTTGACAAAGCATGGTTTTGACTCTACTGGCGGTGAAACAATGTATTGCGGTTTCACTGGTCAACGTATACAAAGCAAAATTTTTATTGGACCAACATACTACCACCGACTAAAGCATATGGTCAAGGACAAAATGCATGCTCGCTCTCACGGTCAAGTTACAACCTTACATCGTCAACCAAATTGTGGTCGTTCACAGGGTGGAGGTTTAAGATTTGGCGAAATGGAAAAAGACTGTATTTTAGTGCATGGCGCAACCCAGTTTTTGAATGAAAGAATGTTTTTGTATAGTGACCCTTTCCAAGTCGATGTATGCACTGATTGTGGTATGATTACATCTACTTCTAAAAAATGTCACGTGTGTAGTTCTTTTAATATTAAAAGGTGTAACATACCATATTCTTTCAAAAATTTATTACAAGAACTTAATGGTATGGGGATCAAGACTAAAATAGAACTATAAGGTAATAAGGAAATTCCAAAATTTTTACTATTTAAAAATTTTTTATGGTTCTTTGAACCTTTCAAAGCCCAAAAGGGGTTGATAGGCACTAGCAAATTTTATGCTTAAAACAAGCATAAAATTTGAAATATTGAAATTTTGATTATGTTCCGTGGGGTACCCCCTTGCCAAGGAATGCATAAGCCTTTGACCATAGGTCAAAGGTAAACGATGTCCGTTTGATAGGGATTTATAATGGTTTTTTGCTTGATTATATTTTTGATGTTCCACCTGACATACGTTGACCGTTGGTGGAAATTGGGAACTCTCTCAACTGCCACATTTCTCCGTTTCTCTTGCTCATGAGTGATTGCATCATGTCCGATCTGTGTTGTAAAGCCGAGTTATGGAACTCTTCTACGGCCAATTGATTGTTGTCCCCACATGTTCGAGCATCTCTGGGATCTTTGAGTCTTCCAGTCGACTCACCGAAAGAGTAGATGTCAATTTTGTTTCGAGTGATGTAATTGGGTGCTCGAGCAGCATTAATATCATCATAATAAAATTTTGGTTGACCTAAAAGTTTATCCACATATCCTCTCTTCGAGTCGGAATACCCAACCATTCTGGGATCGTAAATCATACTTGGCTCGTCTCCAGTGATATAATCGGTAGAATAAGGCGCCTTTGGACCTTTACGACCTTTTTGTTCGATAAACATCAAATCGTTACCATCTGTTATACTGGTGTAAACGGATTTTTCAGGAACTCTTGACACACCGTAATTTTGCAAAATTTGTGGTCTTGTTATCCTTTGTTCAGAAACGTCGTATGGACTGATGTAATTGTGGTCTGCAACAGCAGAAGACAAATTTTCACCGCCACAATCGGTTTTTAAGGTTCCTCTACAGTTGCTGTTCGTTCGTGTTGTTAATGGACCCAATTGACCACTGATATTTGTTGAATTGGTTGGCCAATTAGGTTGATTTGAACCACTTGTATTTTCATAAAATCCTTCTTTAATTAATGGTTTATTCCACTTTTGTACACAATTACACACTCCTCTACACTTGCAATCGTCAAGAGTGACGTATCCAGACAAGAATAATTCGTCCGATCTGTAGTTGTTGGTAGCAGAGTGTATATTATAGTTGTCTGTACCCCATTCTTCCATATCAGTGATTGGTGGTACAATTTTTGGGGGGATCAATGTTCTAGGGTTAACTCCACCAAAAAGACGTCTTGTAGCGGTTTCTGTTGTACCACCGGTGCTGAGAGACTCACAGCCACACCACCTGTTCATTCCCATAAGACCATCGTTTTCACTGCAGGTAACTATGGTTGTTTTAGGCGTGGTATCGTAACCATCGGGTTTGTAACCATAAAGAGATGCAATATTGTTATCAAAATCTATAGGCTGATAAGTCTCCATATTTGCATTCATAGAGTATGGACTAAATTGACCTCTATCTGAGACTCCAGGCGCGTACCCAGAAGAACCAAAGGTTTGATAGTTGTTCAAAAATCCAGCATAAGATGGTGTAAATATTTGTGCCTCTGGTAAGGTCACACTGCCACCTTGAGGCAAATCAAAAGTATACTCGGTATTTCGAGCTGATATTTCATAAGGTCCATTGTCACCCTTTGAACACATTGGTTTGTTTGCCAGAGTGTAAGGTGAACTGAAACCTTCTTTTAACTCTTTTCCGGGCAAATTTGCCCATTTGCCACGTTTACTTCTGTCATACAACAGTGTACCAAACATAACGGCAATAATTATTAAGACTACGTCAATCATTTATTATATCTTGAAATCCACCACTAACTCTTTACCAGGCAAATTTGCCTGGTAAAGATAAGCCTTTCTGGCCAGTGGAATTTGTTATTTTAGGTCCCTTCAAATTATATTTTTCAAAATTTATTAAATAAAGATGATTAACACTTTGACAGATCCCATTATTATGACTACTGAAGATGAAGCCCGTTGTTGGTTTCTAGTAGCTCAATTGGAAGAAATGATTGCTGATGTAGAGAAAGGACACGTAGAGATCAGAGAAGGATTCGAACAAATTTCCAAAGAAATTGAGCTTGAAAAAAAATATGTTGAAGAAGACTTTAAATTTTTCAAAGATATGAAAGCGCAAATTGATGCTTGTTTTGTTCATTAACTTCTATTATTCTTGTCTGAAGTCAACAAAACTTAAGTTAGAATCTAAGTTACAAACAACAAAAACAAATCGCGATCAAATCAACAGAGAGAGAATGTCTCTTCAGGCTCAGTTGTTACCTTTACAAAGAGAAAATATGGACTTAAAGTGCAAACTGAATACACAAGTTTGTAGAAGATGTACTCAAAGGTGTTAACTTGAAAATTTTTTATGCTACTAAAGCATAAAAAATTAATGATTAAAACAAGCTTCAATTTGTGTGAATAGAGCAGTTTTTGAATGGTTTGAGTATGTTTATTGAGTGACCAAATTCAAGCTTAAAATAATAAATTTTTCATGCCCAAAGGGCATCAAAAAATAAAACGAGAGGGTGAATGGTTTAAATAATCATAGTTATTGTGTGAAATAAAAAATGATTTTGTCTGAGGAAAAAATAATAAGATAAAGAATGGATAATATCAACACTAAAACAACAAACTATGAATTTTATGCTTATTCTTGGCATCTGGATGAAGAGTACCAAGATGAAACATTTATTCGAATTTATGGCTTCGATGACCAAAATAAAAATATATGTGTGGCTGTTAACGGATTTCGACCATTTGTATGGGTCGAAATGCCCACTCACATTAATTGGAAAAATATCGGGAATAAGGAGAAGTTGTACCTTTATTTTCGACAAATGTTTCCAAACATCAAATGTACCTTAAAATTTTGTAGAAAATTGTATGGTGCCAATTTAAAAAAAACGAAAGAAGGTAAGTATGTCCATAAATTATTTCCGTATTTGTTATGCTCATTTGCATCATATAAAGATTTAAAGTTCAACTTTCCCAACAGACTTAAAGTACCGCAAAGAATTCCAGGTTTGGGGAACCTTAAATTTCATGTACATGGTCAAGATGCATGTCCGCGTCTTCAATTAACTTCAAAGTATAATTTACCCACAGCTGGATGGATAAAATTTAAAGGTACAGAGATCCTTGACGAACAAGATAAATTTACCAGTTGTGATCGAGAATTTTTGGTCGATTTGAACCTTTATCGGAAAACATCCGAAGAAAAACCAATTTCAAGGTCTAAAAAGACCACAATTCCAAAACCGCTTATTTTAAGCTTTGATTTGGAAGTCAACTCTGAAGACACAGTGACTATGCCCAAGGCATCTCGACCAGGAGATGTCATATTTCAGATATCATGTGTGTTCTCTCGGTTGGGTAGTCAGACTTATGATAAATATTTGCTATCGCTTGGAGAACCAAAAGAAAGTGTGGTTGGTGCCAAGGTTCTATCTTATCCGACAGAAAAGAAATTATTAATGGGTTATAGAGACCTTGTAAACGAAAAAAATCCAAACGTTGTTATTGGTTACAACATCTTTAATTTTGATATCCCATATTTAATGGATAGATCCAATCATAAATGCATCTACCCAGAATGGTCCCAACAAGGCTTTGCCAAAGAAAAACAGGGGATACAACGGGAAATTAAATGGTCATCTTCAGCATACAAAAATCAAGAATTTAAATTCTTGGATTGTGAAGGTAGGCTCTACATTGACCTTTTACCGGTTGTCCAACGAGATTTCAAATTGAACGATTACAAGCTTAAAACAGTCTCTACCCATTTTATCGGAGAAACAAAGGATGATTTGGACCCTAAAAGTATCTTTCGTTGTTATCGAGAAGGGATCAAGACTCAATTATTGTTGATAATAAAGGTTAAAAAGAACCTTTATGGATTGTTTGGAGTTGATAGTGAAGACGACCTTAAAAGTTTGACGTTTGAAGAAGAAGTAACGGATGTTTTTATGGTTACGAACCACGCTGCATCAATAAAAAATATAACGGCAAAAATTCAACATTTGGGTGATGGAGATAATTTCAGAATAAAATATGAAGATCTGAGATATATGGTTGTTAATGAGGCAAAATTTGATTTATTGGAAACAAAGCATCATCTTAAGGTGAAAAAGTTGCAAATTGACAACTTGTCCAAAAAGTACATGTCGATTTGTGGTAAGTATTGTATGCAAGATTCAATGTTGGTGACAAAATTGATGGAGAAGCTCAACGTATGGTATGGTTTGTCAGAAATGGCCGTCGTATGTAACGTACCCATGATCACCCTGTTCACTAAAGGCCAACAAATAAAGGTTTATTCGAACCTTTATAAATATTGTCTTGAAAATAAATTTGTTCCAGAAAAAGATGGGTACACCGTATCAGAAAACGAAAGATATGTTGGTGCTCATATCTTTGTGCCAAAACCAGGTCTTTATGAAAATGTGGTTCCACTGGACTTTAGCGCACTTTATCCATCGTTGATCATAGCCTATAACATTGATTATTCGACTTGCGCATTTGATCCAACCATACCAGATGAATTGTGTCATATTATGGAGTGGGAAGACCATATCAGTTGCAAACATGATCCAAAAGTTATTGAAAAAGCTAAGCTTACCAAGACCATTGATGAACTGACTTCTAAGAAAAATTACGATAAAACTTTGGTTAGTCAACTTCGAAAACAAAGGTCGGAAATAACCAAAAGTTTAAATAAAAATGTAATGTGCGAGAAACGAAAATACAGGTTCTTAAAGGTCACAGAAGAACATCCAGAATTTAAAGGTGTACTTCCAACAGTTGTACAATCTTTATTAGATGCAAGAAAGGAGACCAGAAAAGAAATGGGTAAGCTTAAAGACAGCCTTAAAACAATAACAAATGAACATGAATATAAAGAGGTTCAAACAACCATAGATATTTTAAACCAGCGACAACTTGCGTACAAAATATCAGCAAATTCAATGTATGGTATCACCGGAGTTAAAGCTGGCATGTTACCGTTTATGCCAGTTGCAATGTCAGTAACATACATGGGCCGTAAGAATATTAACGTTGCCGCTGAAACTCTCCAATCAAAATACGGAGGAACTTTAGTGTATGGAGATACTGATTGTCTGGTTAAAGATAGCCCTATTTTAATAAAAAATAATATCACAGATGAAATATTCTATACAACTGTAGACAAATTAAGTCAGGGTGACTGGAAACCAATAAATCCAAATAAAGAAATTTCAACTCCAAAGGAAGGATATACCATTTGGTCAGATAGAGGATTTACAAAAATTGAAAATGTGGTTCGATGTAAACCACTAGAGACAATGACCCGTGTAACAACACACATTGGTACTGTTGTATGCTCAGATAACCATTCGTTGTTATCTGAAACTTTGAACTGTGTTACCCCGCAAGAAGTCGAAATTGGAGACAAACTTTGTGTTACTGGACTGCCACTTCCCGAAGATACACCTGATGAACCTTTATATCCAAACAAGCTGACATCTGAAGATATAGAAGATTATTGTATTACGGCCGACTTCGCCGGCCTACGTAGCTCGGGGCTATGCCCCGAGAGTATTCCACAATTTCAATATAAAAACATAACGTCAAAAATTGCATTTATATGGGGTCTTTTTATGGCCGATGGAAGTAAATGTGATAACAATATGGTTCAAAATTACCGTGACTTATTTTATCATGATAAATATAAAAAAATACCCGATATTATCCTTCAAGCGCCCATAGAAATTCGTCAGGCGTTTTTTATGGGATTTTATGCTGGCGATGGATCTAAAAAAGATCCTTCTATTTCTATAAGTTTTAAAGGTCAAATTGGATCAGCCCAATTATTTTATTTGATGAAAAGTGTTGGGTATCAAGTTAGCATAAACGTCAGAGATGACAAACCTAATATATATAAGTTGACGGGGTCAACTCCAACAAAAGCATTACGCAAGGTTCCAAATGCCATAAAGAAGAAAGCTTTGTATAGATATGACGGTGATTACATATACGACATTCAAACAGGTAATCATCACTTTGCAGCAGGAATTGGACAACTTGTTGTACATAATAGTTCCTATGTATCTTTCCATGATAAAAAATTTACTATACCCGAGTTGTGGGATTATGCCATTAAAGTTGCAGATGAGATTTCTGGTCTGTTTCCACCACCAATGAAGCTTGAATTTGAAGAAGCGGTGTATAAAAAATTTCTAATCTTGACTAAAAAACGTTACATGTACCAGTCATCATCTCGAGATGGTAAAATTAACCCTGAAATTGGAAAAAGAGGTGTTGTGTTGAATCGAAGGGATAACAGCGCCTTTATTCGCAAGACATATGAAAATGTGGTTAAAATTATCTTTGAAAATACAGAGTCAATAGAGATATTGAAACAAAAGGTTGTTTCATCCTTGACAGGCGACATAAATTCTATGTTTAATCATACCCTACCAATTGAAGACTTTATCATCACAAAGGCAACCGGCGACTATGGTAATCTTCAAGCACAATATTTTTTGAATGAAAAAGGGTTACATCGAGCCACTCTTGGACAATATAATGTTCCATTTTTAACCGATGATATTCGAGAACAAGAAGGTATCGAGACACCACAAGAAGAGACAGATTGGTATCTCTCAAAACTTCCAGCCCATATTCAACTATTGGAAAAAATTAAGAGACGTGGTCAAATGCGCAATGAGGGTAGCAGATTGGAATATGTGATTGTGGAGACAAATGACCTTAAAGCAAAGCAGTCGGCTAAAATAGAGACTTCAAACTATTATTGTAAAAATAAAGGTCTCTTGAACCTTGATTATTTATACTACCTCCATCGCTTGATTAATCCAATCGATCAAATTTTAGAGGTTATTTTTGACCTTAAAGACTTTATGAAGACTCATTATAACCACAGAGTTGCGAAGCAGAAATTGACCATACAATTGAATGATTTGTTCTCTCCAAAACTTGAGATCCAAAAGGATACATTGTACCTTGTAAAAATATGTCCATTTGAAGAACTTATTTTTCAAACCGCTGTTTCAGTTCGTGGAAAAGAACTGGACAAAGTTGTATTGAGTATAATCGACATGATGAAGTCAAATCATGTCAATGATAGATACTATTTAATTTATGGTAACAAGAAGGATTGTAAAGAAACACTAAAAAATATGGAAGAGTTGTGCTATGTTGAATATAAATTGGAAATGGACTACGTTTCCAAAGGTGACATGTATAGTTTTATTCGATCAAAATATGGTCCAAATACAGCATTGAAAACCCAATTTATTTTCAAAGACAATTATATCGAACTTGGTGACATGACTGAATCCAAGCTTGTTTCAGCTATAAAACGAGCGTGTTTAAAATGATGCATTAACCTATCACTAGTGATAGGTCGTGGGTTAGTTAAAGTATTTTTATGCCTTTGAGGCATAAAAAAGATAAAAGAGTTAATAAAGAATGAGTAATATTGATATTGAAGTCGCCGCACCCTTAAATCCGACTAAGAAAGTCGGAAGATTCACTTTTTCCAAAGAAGAAGTGAAGGAAGGATCAACACCGCCTATTTGGAAAACTTTTAATTTTTGGATAGAAACGACCATATTTGTCATTTCGGTCCTCGGAGCTATCTGCATTGCTTTTGGAGTTATGGAAGGGTTCTTGTTATGGTTTGTTTCCAACTCTATCTGCATTGGTTATTTTTCCTTCAGAAAACAGTATCCGCTAGCCTTACAACAACTTGTTTTTTTGATAACCACAATTTTGGGTATAGTCCACCATTCAGAAAATATTTTTAATATTTAAAACAACATTTTGTCATACATGCTTGAGTGCATTTACCACCATTATCTGGTACTGGGCTAGTACAATCGGAAAGACATTGTTGATCACACACCCCAAAAGCACTAATAGGTTGAAACAAGGCAAATAGTGCCATTAATACGGTCAGAAACATTTTTTTGATATCCATTTATTTATACATTCTTTTCGCGAAGCGAACGGGTCGACCTATCACAGTAAAACGTGCCACATGTGGCACGTTTCAAGTGAATGGCCGAAAAAATCAAAGCGATGTTGAAAAAATAAAAAATGCGAGAATGGTGTTTTTTAATCTATATTTATAGATTAAAAAATCTTTTTGATAGGTTCACATCATCCTTTAAATAAAAAAATGATTTTTATTTAAAAATAAATACATAAATAAACTATGAATCAAGCATTACACGACGTATATCACGCACCTCAAGGTGCACACAACGATAATGATGTAAAGAACCATTGTTACTCGTTGTTTAAAACATCCAAAAATAATGGTCTGAATGGATCTTCTGGGTATACTCATGTATCTATGGGAAACAAAACCGGCCATTATTATCTTTCGGCGACAAACGACCACGAATTTTATCAAAACTATAACCAACTTGTCACTTCCAATGTACCTGTATGTTTAGCCGAAAAACAAGGTGATTATGTACCGCTTCTTGGAGACATTGACATAAAAATTGACTCTGAAGGAGTTCAAAATTTTAAGAACATTCGAACCTTGTACACGAACGAAGAACTATTGGCTACAATCAAGTGCTTTCAAGAAACCATAAAAAAACATGTTTTGGAACACACTGAAAAAGCGTTGACATGTGTTGTCTTGGAAAAAAAACCTTACACATCGGGCAACTTTTTAAAGAATGGATTCCACCTTCATTTTCCATATTTGTTTTTGGACAAGGATAAGGTTAAAAACGTCATTATTCCAAAAATAAAAGAAAACATCAGCTCTTTCAAGCTTGGAAATGGAAAGAAGCTCTTTTCCGACCACACTGAAAGTCCTGAAAATTTTGTGGATGATGTGACCAGTAAATGTTGGTTGATGTATGGAAGTTCAAAGTCTGAGGAGTTGAAACCATACAAATTAACCGAAATTTATAATCATGAATTGGTTAAAATTCAACCATCGGAAGCATTTAAACTTGGACAGTTCTTCGCCAGGGATGAGGAGAGCTTAAATGTTGACGATTCAAATGTTATGGACTTGTTACCCCAACTGTTGAGTGTGTCTCCAATCAAGAAAGAAATTTTCAATGTAAAGACGCCAACAGATTTAAAGGTTCCAACCAAGGTCTATTTGAAACAAAAGTTGAAAAATATTGATGTTAAGGAAGATCGCGCCACTATTAAAAAAAATTTACTTCAGGCTAAAGAACTCCTTAAAATTTTAAAGACATCTCGAGCTGACGAATACAACTCGTGGTGGGATATTGGCATTATTTTATTCAACATTGGACATGGTTGCGAAGAAGCATTCAAAATTTGGAACGAATGGAGCCAGAATAGCGACAACTATGACGAAGATGCATGTTTGGAGATGTGGGAAAAAATGGAGAAAAGAGACCCTAAACATGGACAAACGAAAAGTATGGGGTCTTTGAGATGGTACGCAAAACAGGACAGCGTCAACAAGTACAATGAATTTGTTGAAAAGTCGCATGGACTATTTTTGGACGAAAACAACCTGTTTGATAGTGTGATGATGGTTGAAATTATGACTACCGATGCACCATTGGCCAGATTATTGTTGGATATGTTTTCCGACAAGTATATTTTCTCCGATGATGGTTGGTATTCTTTTAATGGAACAATTTGGGCACCCGTCAAAGTTTTGAAAGAATTTCGATTTAAGCTTGAGCACATCTCTATAAAATACAAACAATTTAAGAAAAAAATAATGGAGATATTGTATCAAGAAGACACTGACACTGACAGTGGCCAAGAGAGCGATAGTGACGATGAAGAAGAGAAGGAAAAATTGTCCAAGAAAAATAAGGCTATCTTAACCGCAAAAAAACAAGATATCAATAAGGCTATAAACAAGCTAGAAAATTTTACATCTCAAAATGGTATTATTAAAATGTGTGAAGTTTTATTTTACAACGAAGAGTTTTCCGAGTTATTGGATGACAATCCACTTATCATCGCATTTAAGAATGGTGTGTTTGACTTTGAAACTCTTTCATTCAGACAGGGGTTACAATCTGACTACTTGTCCAAAACTTTGAGTATACACTTTGACGAGACCCTAAACGATGAAAGTGACGAAATTAAAAATTTGAACAATTTTCTACGTAAAATTTGCCCAGATAAAAGTGTTCGCAAGTATTTTATTGAACAGACATGCGAGGTGTTTAGGGGCGGCAACAGAGATAAAATTGCAATGTTTTGGACAGGCAACGGAAACAACGGGAAATCTGTCACTCAACGTCTGTTTGAGACCATGTTGGGTAAAAAATTTGCAATCAAGCTGTCTACGAGTGTACTCACGGAACGTATTCAGCCCGGTCAACCCAATCCACAATTGAGTAGACTAAGAGGCGGTGTTAGATGGGGAGTGTTCGATGAATGGGGCAAAACGGAACAAATCTTGAGTGGATCATTAAATGTTCTAACTGGTGGTGATTCTTTACCTTGTCGAGACTTGTTTCAAAAAGGTTCCGAATCAAGTGACTTTACTCCAATGTTCAAAATGCTATGTATATGCAATGAACTGCCTTGTCTCAAAGACGCGGTCGATGCAACTTGGGATAGAATTCGAATTATCCCATTTGAAGCCAAATTTGTATCGCGAGAGAAATGTCCACCAACCTTGAAAGAACAAAGAGAAAAGAAGATATTTCTGTGCGACACAGAGATGACGCAAAAAGACCGCCTAGAATCGTTAGCTAAAGCTTTAGGGTGGTATTTAATCCAAATTTTTATAAAGAAAGAAAAAACACGAAGAGATGGTTCATATGAACCAACTATACCCGACAAGGTAAACGAGGCCAAGATAAAATACCAGGCTAAATGCGATGTGTTGGCATTCTTTATGGAGGAAACATACATTAAAACAGACAACAGTGATCACAAGATCACATTTGACGATATGTACGTCAGTTTTAAGAGCTGGTACATAAATTCGTTTTCAGGGAAGATGATAACCTTAAATAAACATGAATTTATCGAAATGGTTAAAAACAAGTATGCATTGGCTGAAACTGATAGGGTTCTAAAAGGATACACATGGAACCGTAAATATGATGATGATAGTGATGAAGATTAATCCGACTGCACTTCTCAAATTACAATAAAAAAGAAACTTTAATTTTTTATACTTAAACAAAGCATAAAAAATCCACCTTTTCAATTGTTCTCAATATGCATTCCTAGGCAAGGGTAGTAGTAGGAAAAATTTCAATTTTTCAGTTTAATGATTGAGATAACCATAAAATTTGCTAGTGCCTAGTAACCACTTTTTGGGTTGATAATGGTTCTTTTGACCATTATCGAAGAATATTTTTGAAATTTTCGAAAAAATAAAAAATTGAAATATTTAACAAAATTTAAGGTAAATAAACTATACGATGGAAAACATTGAATTATCTGAATGTACCTATGAGCATATCAAGGATACTTTCTACTATGGTCTCTTTGGAGACTTTAAATTAGTCATCGATAAGGCTACCGGTTGTTTTAATGCAACGAAGTTGTGCGTTAATGGTGGTAAAAAATGGAGTCGCTTGGAAAAATCTAAAAAAATGGTTGAATATTATATAGAAAGCCGAGGGCTCGATCTGGCCCTCTGCTACGAAATCAAAGGCGATAACAAAGATCTTAAAACTCAACTAACTACTGGTACGTATGTACCTAAAGAATTAATTTTAGACATCGCTTCTTGGGTCTCAATTGAGTTCTATGATCAAGTTAAGCATATTATAAATATGATCGATATAAACGATATTGATTCAAAAAAAGATGAGTTTATGGATATGTTTACCTTTATAAAAAATAAAAATGTTGGTATAGATGTTAGTAGCGACTGGTTCCAAGAGTTATGGTATCCTTTGAGTAAAAAGCGGCATATCCTCGGGAGTATGCCACAAAACCAGGGTAGCCTGGAACAAAAACGGGGTAGGACCGGTCCTACCCCACTTCAATATGTGTTTGTACGCACTCCACTTTTAGATTGGTTGGGTTATGGGGGAGAATACAAATTACAAAAACAAGGTTGGAAAAGACTTCTCGATAACAACAATATTCCATATGAAGAAATTGACCATACAGATCAACGCTTTTTAGAACATCCAAGTATGAAGCGCGAACTTCAAAACGTCAACGAAGGTAACTTGGTTCAAAAACGTTGGATTGTAATGGATACTCGTAACTTTAAAAAAGCAGTAATGAGACTTAACACCAAACATTCTGATATGATTCGAGACTACTATTTAAACTTGGAAGAAGCATGTTTTGAATACGCTGAATATCAAGCTAATTGGCTAGTCAAAAAGGCTGAAAAAGAAAGAGATAAAAGTAAGTCTTTGTTAGCCATAAAAGATCAACAATTAAACCAAGAGAAAGAACAACGTCTCAAGGCAGAACAAGAATCCAAAGAAAAGTTACAACGAGCCCTCAAATTCAACCAAGCCACTAAACAAGTCGAACCACAAGAATATATCTATATTGCCACAACGGAGCAATATATGCTTGAAACCAAATTTAAACCAGGTGGGTGTGGTACGTTCGACTTGGTTAAATCTAGGTTGTCTCAGTATAACAGTGGAAAATCTGACTCAAATGCACACTTTTACGTGTACATCAGAAAAGTGGTTAGTTATCGATCTATAGAACAAGCTTTATTGGGATGTCTCGGAGGATTTAGAGAGAATGCTAATAAAGAACTCTATATCATCAACTATAATTGGTTGGTAAAATGTGTTGACGCTATAATTGACCATAATGATGAATTTCTCTTATTTGTCAATCTTCATCGAGATCAAATGGTGGAGGATACCATGAACAATGAACCTATTATAGTACCTCCTCTTCGTCTTGAAAAAATAAGAATTTCATATCAACGAATAGGGGAGGAAGAGGTTGATTTAACCACGATTTTTAATCAAGATACAATTGACGCAATTAAGGAATCTTTAACCTCGTTCAGTCCAGATAACAATACTATTAAGAGAACTGCTTTCGAGAACCATTTAAAACAACAGTATCCAGAGGTTAAAATTGACAATAAAAAGAGACCATTGTGGGAAATTGTTAAACAAATTGGAGGTTCAATTAACCCTAAATGGAGATACAAATATTAATAGATAGATATAATTTTTATGCTTAATGAAAGCATAAAAATTAAATTATTAGTACACAACTCCAAATAATAAAAAGGCTGAAATCAACCATAAAACATAACTATTCAACCCAGACTTCTCTCTGACCTTTGGAAAGTTTATCAGCAAAACAAGGCCTATTGCAACCAAAATAAAAATGTTTCTATTTGTTGGCGTTGCTGAAGGCGTTGTGAACCTTTCGACGATAACATCTTCAAATGGTTCCAAGAGTCTTTTTGTGTATTCAAGGTCTGTCAAACTTAATGGTTGTTCTCTACCCATTTTCAAAGTATTTATACTGTCACCGCTCATTTATTATACTCCATTATTTGGGCTTGAAAGGGTTAATAGAATGAAATATTGACCGATGCATCTTCGATCATGGTCTCTACAACCATCATAAAATTGTCTCCTTTTTCAAAAATAATAGGGTCATCAAATTCCTTTAATATGTGACCAAGTTGAACATCTTTTTCAATGATGTATTCACTCCTTATTTCGTTGTTTACCATAAAATACAATTTTGTTGGGTTCTTTTCACCATATTTCAATTTTTCACCAATTTTATATTTATAGGGTGACGTAGAGAACCCAACAGAAACAATATGGATTTTTTGTGGGCAAATGAAACCAGGATTGAAGAAAAATGTTTTTTTAACTGACGCCGTTAATATTTGACCTTTAGAAAATAAGTGATGCAAATTCTGGTTCAAATAACCACTCATAGATTCAAATTTTTGATCAACATAATTTTTGGTGGCTGCGTCATTAAGGTCAATTGGACTTTGAATATTTTTGATTTTAAAATGGTTCAAATTAACGTCGGAATTTTTAGACAATTTGGCTTCAAGTTTTTCTGATAGGGTTAAAAACAACCAATCAACATATTCTTTGTTGACAGCGTCCATTTTGGCTTGAGGAACCTTCAAAATATGAAGTGATCCTGAAATGGTGTCTCCCGTTTTCTTGACTGCGTTGTCGACAGAATCTTGAAGTTCGTGTATCAGACTCAACATATTTGGTTTTATGTCTTCGTTCTCAAACGTTTCGAAATGTGGTTTAATCAACCTTTCGATATGAGAGTTGATATAGTTCGAAATATTATCGGGCACTTTCTGTTGTTCTTCCGATACAACAGCAGTACCATTCATTGTCTCTTTAGACAAACTTTTATAAATACTTGGTATAAACATGCTCGTAGGCTTATCCATTTATTTACTCTAAAACAAGGATCACGAAAAATTTAACGTGGAAATTATTTTTAACCTTTAAAGGTTAAAAATAAGCATAAATTAAAAATATGAATAATCCATCCAACCACCCGCAATTTGCACGGTTGTACCTGTGGCTGTTTTCAAATCTCGATTAAATAATGGAATTAAGGTTGCTAAGGACCCTCCATTATTTTTATAGTATACATTACAGTAGATAGCTAAAGATGGTGCATTTAAACCACCAATGGCCAAAGTTTAACTTTGATTAAAATTAGTATCGGCGTACGTGGTCGCGTCTGGTATAGTTGCACCTGTGACTTGAGCATCAACATAGGTTTTGTTAGCTAACGAGTTACCGGTTGATGGAGCTAAAGGTTGCAATATCTCACCTGTCATAGTACCTCCTGTTAGTGGTAGAAAAGGACCACCTCCAATTAAACTATCAACATAGGCTTTATTAGTAAGATCGCAGGGACCAACAGGAGGCTCGCATTGTACCACTTTGAATGGCATTTGCATATTGAGGTTACCTGTCATAGTACCTCCGGTTGATGGTAGACCACCACCACCTCCTCCAGTGGCAATTAATTGAGCCACAGGTCATATAATCTAAAATTTGAATTTGTAGACATTTATTAATTATATTATCTAATGGAGAAATTTTCCATTACCGGGGCCAGTTCCACGGGGGTATGGTTATATTTGATCACATCATTCTGGCAAGCCAGCATGGTCAACTTTTGGTCCTTTGAAAGGCTTACCTTTTATGCCTATCAGGTAGGTATAAAAGGGTTTAAAATTATGGCATGTGAAGGTTATTCATCGTCTATATCGTTTAAAATTTTTTCCAATTCATTTTCAACCGTTGTTTCACTTGCGCTAATGCTTGGTCTGGGGGTAACTGAGTTAAGTAAGGGATTGGGTGAAAATTTTGCAAATGTGTTCACTTTGGAAGTGTGATCAGGCTCCATGTTTTCTCTATCGAATTCAATTTGCTTGGATATCTTGGATATGACGACCTTTTTTTCCATTGGTTCTTTTTGATCACCATTTTGTTTTGGTCTGGGAACAAGGCGACATACACCATTCTCACAATCTAGACTGACCTGTTTTGATTGTTGAACTATCGAACTTTGAACAATTTCTTGAATAGATGCTTCGGTATGACCATTAAATTGTAATGATTGACCTGACTTTTGTTCAGATCTGTTGTTGAAAAAATTTTCTTTTTGTGGTGGTTTTCGAGTTAATGTCTCTTGGGAAGGAATTTTGAGAGGTGTTTGTTGAGGTTGTTGAGAACCTGAAAAGTTTCCATTGGTTTGAGGTACATGCCCCCCCAACAAGTATCGCAGTTGATTGTTTTGCATGGTTATTTGACTCTTTAAATCTTCTATGGTCGATTCAAGTTCAGAGATTTTTTTGTAAAAATACATGGATATTCCACCCATTATAACTGCTTCGGATAGTATATGAACTCCATTGTAATTGTTTGGCTCCATTTATTAGTTAATAAAAATGAATGATACTTCATATATTTCAGTCTTGGATAAATTGATCCATAAATATGAAAACCTTCAAGAACTTTACTATTCAATGTATGTCGAGTCGTGTTCTGACACCTCTTTTTTTTATGAGGCATCCAATTTTATAAAACTTTACAACGATTTCAAATGTGTGTGTCGATTGTTAACCACCGTAAAGAATTTGATTGAAAAAAATTATTCAGTGTGTATGCTTGGATTGTATGATATAAAATTTTTGTCAAGATACAAAGATATAAAACATTTTATGGATGCTAACGACCTTTATTCAATTATTGATAGCAATCATATCTAGTTGAAACAAACAAGCGCTTTTATGCCTTTCAGGTATAAAAGAGTTAACGCGAAGAGTTAAGGAACAAAACAACCTAAACACGACACATTAAAAGCATATTGATCGGGTGTAAAAATTTCATCTGATGCAAAACCAGCATAAATGGCGCTCATATTATATTTTGGTAATGCTGCCACCAAATAAGTCAAACAATGGATAAAAAATAATAGTACAACGGTGTTATGCATTTATTATATCTATTTTTGTCTTGAGATCGTTAATGTTTTTCGACTGTTCAACTATGATATCAGTCCAATTTTTACTTTCTTCTATTCTCTCAACGTCATTTTGTGCCAAGTGCATGACCAGTTCACGTAATTCTTTAAAATTTTTTGGCAATGTAGGGTCACCTTCACCCTTTTGAGTTCGTTTGAAAAACTTCAAGAGCCAGTTCCATTCTTGTCACTTTTGCTATAAGACTATGGAGCAAAACATTTGTATTACTATCAACGCCAAAGTATGTCATTTTATCAACTCCATTTTTCAACAAATTGACTCTGAAAGTCAAAAAAGGTCGAATGCTCGGTGCGTGGAAGTCGTTTTAAAGTAAATAAATGCCGACAACAATGGAAAAACAATTCAATGTTTGGAGTGTGCAAGAGCAATTGTCTGAATTTTCAACTCAAAGACAATTGGAGATGAATTTAAAGGCTCTTCGCGACCAATACATTAACGAATTAATGATTGAAAAATCAATGGTATTATTCAACTCAGAAATACCAGAAGAAAAAATAAAGTTGAAAACAAGCAGACGACCCAAGTGTATTATACTTTAACCCTTTGTGGTCAAAGGAAACCATATCCCGGTCGTAAGACCAGATAACCCATTTACTTGAAACGCGCGAACGGGTTAACTCTTTTCCGGGCAAATTTGCCCGGAAAGGTAAGCCTTTGCGGTCAGAGGAACCATACCCCGAAGGGGTATGGTTTCCCACCGCCTGTGAAAGGGTTAAAGAGTTAACTCAATTTATGGTCAAAAAGATCTTGAATACGAAAAATGAAATGTTAAGCTGTTTTTTATTAATAAATAAAGGCCAACAAAATGTGCGATATTGATTTAAAAACTTGTGAAAAAAGTTCCAAGTATAAAAAGAAAGATATAGTCGACCTTGGAAAAAAATGTGGTGTTAACCCAAATTTGCCCAATGGTCGCGAAAAAACTCGACAGGTAATTTGTACTGAAATAGTCAATCAGTACTCTGCAAATCCTTCGTCATCATCGTCTGAAAGTGACGATGACGAAGGACAAAAGTTAAAAAATAACAACGACCCAATCTGTGGCATATCGGAAAAAAAATGCAATGGTTTGGAAAAGGTTGACCTTTTGGCTTTGGGAGAATATTGTGGGGTTGATGTTTATACCGCCAAAGGTAACCTAAAGTCATCAAAAACAATATGTAGATCTGTGAGTCAAAAACATGGTTCTCCTTCTCCAAAAAAAAGCCCACTTAAAAATAATCACGATCAAATAAAAAATATGGATGTAAGTAGCCTTAAAAAACTTGCAAAAAAATTGGATATAGATTGGAAAAAAAAGGATATAAAGGAGCTTCAATACTTGATAACAAAAAAATTAAATTCGATGAGGTCTGTTAGTCCATCTCCAAAATCTCCCTCTCCTCAGAGGTCGAGATCGCCAGGTATTCAAAATATGAAAAAAAAAGAATTAAAGGCTTTAGTCAAAGCTCTTGGAGTGTCTGATAAAAAACTTGAAAAGATGGATAAAAACGACCTTATTCAATATATTTTGTCGCGTAAAAAATCTCCCAGTCCATCAATGAGTCCAGTCAGACAACGATCACCTTCTCCCGTAAGGAAGTCGCGATCACGCACTCCAAAAAGACGATCTGCTTCTCCGAGTCCAATCAGATCAAAGTATCGGGCAGCCGATCTTCTTGGTAAGAAAGTCGCAGAACTCAAAGAAATGGCCAAAGTTGAAGGTCTTAAAAAATGGAAGGATAAAACACCTTCAAAAATGTTAAAACAAGATTTAGTGGATTTTTTACTCCACGTTGGAGGAGGTGGGCAAGTCCCAAAAACACCAAGCTTAGTTCAACCATCAATTTCTCCAAAAGGGAGAGCAGAGCTTGCATTGCTCAAAGTGCCAGAATTGAAAGCTCTTGCTTTGAGTTATGGTTTGAAGAAGTTTAAAGATAAAACTCCATCACAGTTGCGTAAAAACGACTTTATCGACTTCATTGTTTCGACTCAGAAACAGAAATCACGGTCTCCTTCTCCAAGACGATCACGATCACGTTCTGTGAGTCCTCCAAAATATAAATCAAAAGAGTTGGGTTCAACCTCAGATGATTCAGGAGATGAAATTGTGGTTAAAAAGACCGTAAAAAAACCAAGTCCAAAAAAGAGAAGTAAAACACCACCTGCATCGGTTAGAAGGTCTAGAACGCCATCTCTACCACCCTCTGTTAGACCAATTTCATCATCAATCCTGGCTGAAGATGAAGAAGAAGCACCTCCTAAAAGAACTCCACCTGCATCGGTGAGACGATCAAGGACTCCTTCGGTTAGGCCAAAGTCACCTTCTGTTAGACCACCTTCTCCATCGCCTTCAGTTAGGCCAAAGTCACCTTCTGTTAGACCACCTTCTCCACCGCCTTCGATCAGACCAAAGTCGCCTTCAGTTAGACCACCTTCTGTTAGACCAAAGTCACCTTCAGTTAGACCGAGTATAACGGTAGCCCCTCCTTCTTCAGTCAAATCTAGACCAGATTTGCCAAAGTACACGGGTAAACATGCCGATCGTGATTTGGAAATCTTGGCGCACGAACACAACTTTGAATCGGTGCCAGTCAAAGGCGATGGAAATTGTCTTTTCAGGGCCATAAGCAAATCTTTAAGGCTGAATCAAAACATGAGGTACACACACGAAATGTTGAGGGCGATGGTAGTCGAATACCTTAAAGATCATCCAGATTTCTTGGAGACTTATTTGGAATATGTCACTGAGAGCGGTGAAACAACGCCTGAAGAATACGCTAAAAATGCCAAACGATACATACAAGCCATGTCAAAAAGTGGGACATGGGGCGATTTTATATGTCTGATGGTCTTGAGTGAATTATTGAAGGTTCAATTCAACCTTCTAATTTTAAATACTCGAAATTTTCAACTTATATCAAATAATGATGCTTACACCACCATAGTTCCGCTTGGTTTTATTGATGACTATCATTATACTGCCTTGGTACCTTTGAAGCGTGTTCCACCATTATTAGCATCAAAACCACCACCATCAATTATGGTTCCTTCTGCTTCAATTCGACCATCTTCAATTCGACCATCGATTGTGTCACAACCATCTATTGCACCTTCGATAAAACCATCTATTAGACCTTCGGTTGTTCCTATGCCTTCAATGGAACCTTCGATTGCTGTCCCAATTTCAGATATTGCTCCTAAAATACCACCACCCGTGTTTGGTAAAGTTAAACCATTATCGTCTGTAAATGAATTATTAGAACTTATGGATAAAGTTAAACCATATGTTTATGATGATATATTTCAGTTACAAAAAGCCGAAAGACAGATTATGGTCAGTTTAGGCATGTAGACAAATGAATGATCAATCAATGGACCTTTTATACCCTTTAGGTATAAAAGATTAAAAAATGAATTTTACGGTCAAAAAAATTAGTCTAATAAATATATGATGGATAACGAGGTTAAATTGATTATAAACCAAAAAATATTGTCTTTGGTGGATTTTATCATTAATAAAAACCCAAACGCTGATAAAGGTAAAATAAACCACAAACTCAACCAGCTTGGGTTGTTATGGATACCAAAAATAAAAATTAATGGTACACCAGCAGTTATAACAATGATCGATAAAAAACCAACTATAAAGGTTGAAAAGAACCAATTTTCAAATTATATCTTGTGCGTGGAAGAAGATAACCATATTTTTCAAGATCTTCTGACAAACAAATTTGTTATGCATGTAGGGTCAAAAACAATCATTGGAACAGAAAATTCTTCTGGTGAAATTGAACCTTTAACAAAAGCATTGGTAGAAGTTTGTCACAAATACAAGTTAAAGTATCAAGTACCATTAAATTTGAATACAAGTGATGACCCCGATCAAGATGACGTTATTGTCAACGAAATCCAAGGGCTTGGGTTAAACTATGCAGAAAGTGACGAAGAAGAAATAGAGGACTAAATTTTGTAGATAATAAATGCTTTTGGAACGAAAAATTGGAGACCTAACCCTATGGGAATTTGTGATTGCGTTGGTGATCATTCATCTTTTGGTTGGTATTCTCCTTAATTTTATTAGTAGTAAATAAAAAGGAATGGGAACGCGAGGTTAAAATACTCTTTTATGCCTTTGAGGCATAAAAGATCAGATATATCACCACAAAAGAGTTAATAAATGAAGTATGAAGATTTTTACAAATATTTGGCTTTTAAAGTCGGCAACTCTGCCGTCATTGGACCAAGCATCTCAATAAAGATTGGAGAACACCCTAAAATTTCTTTGGGTCTATTTCAGGGTCCTTTTGAACATCGATTTGTTATTTTTCCAATAAAAATTTATGGCGAAACTGTACGTCATCTTAATGTTCTCATTTTTGATCAAAAAACAAAGATTATGGAGAGATATGAACCTTTTAATCAATATTTGAATTTTCGACAAATTAATGATCTACTTGAATCATTATTGTACAAATTGATGGAGAGAAAAAAAATTTATTTTTTAAAGTACCGTTCGACTTTAAATACTGAAACTGTTTTAACAGATAAAAATTGTGGTCTATATTGCGTTAAATATGTTGTTGAAAAAATTAAAACTCCTCAACATGGTTAGATTTATCCAACCCGCGTCGTCAAGTGAATGTGTATCCCTTTCAAGCCCGGCTTGAAAGGTAAGCCTTTAAAGGTTAAAATAACCTTAAAGGGGTATAAGTTTTTTATGCCTGAAAGGCATAAAAAATAATTTAAATTATATTTTTTGGAGGATAAATTTTTCCATGGATAAATCCGACCATAAAATACAAGAGTAAACTATAACCAAAGAATGCCATAAATGTAATAAATGGTTTTTTGGAGGTTTGAGAAGCCTTAAAATAAGCAAGAATACTTACTGGCACACTAAACCATATAAAATTTGGTGTAAAAAAATCTTTTACCAATAAAGATGTTCCAATAGAAAGAATGGATATCAATGGCCATTGATATTCTTTTTCAAATTTAAAGATGTTTATGACCCAATCAGATATAATATACGAGCCCACAAAAATTGGAGTTGTAGCAACCCCATTTGCGACTGTGTAAAACGATGTTATAATTTGCCATTTATTTTCTCTCTTCGCAACGGGTTAGTTATAAAAATAAAATTGAAATAATTTTTTATAATTGAAGTCAAAATAAAGATGAATGCTTTAATCGACTTGACAAAGTGTCGCGAATATATAACTATAACTATTGGTGGAAAGAACCAACAAGTGAAATTAAACGGAACCATAGACGATCCGTATTTCTGCCATAATGAATTATGTGCTGTTTTAGGGTACAAAGATCCTAAAGATGCACTTAAAAGGTATGTTGATGGAGACGATAAGAAAACTTTAAAGGAGTTGGTGTTCTCTAAAAGTGAGAACACCAACTCTTTAGGTAAAATCAACCTTAATTTATCATACAATGACGGTAAAGCAGTTTATATCAGTGAACCTGGGTTATATTCACTTATTAATGGTTCTCAGAACTTTGAAAATAAAGAAGATTTTATCAAACAAGTTGAAAAGTGGATTGTCCTCAAATACGGCGGCGGTAGCGGTTTGATGGATATCTTCAGTTTTGTAAAAGGGTACAATTTGACCTTTGATATCAATTCAGATTGGTTCCAAGATTTATGGTATCCTTTAAGCAAAAGTCAGCCCCTCCAACTGGAGGGCTGAAAAAGGTTGAAAATCAACCTATAATTGTAACTCAAAATTTACTTGAATGGATGGGATTTAAAGGTAAAGACAACTCTATAAAACAATTTAATTTTTCCAAGGTTCTTCGAAGTCACAAAATACCATACGATGAGATAGGTTACGATCATCCTTTAGTTATTGAATATCCCTGCGTTCAACGCGAAGCTCAATTGATACCTGCAAACAACATAACTCGTAAAAAATGGATTTGTATGGATGTTAGAGCATTTAAAAAAGCGGTGTTGAGATTAAACACTGAAAACTCCGAAATTGTGAGAGACTACTATCTTAACCTCGAGGAAGCCATGTTTGCATACGGAGAGTACACGATGAGATATATGATAGAAGAGACAGAAAGAACACGTAAGGTGCAAGATTCTCAATTAATTCAAGCTATGGAACAATTAGCCATAAAAGATAAGTCTCATGAAGAAGAGACAAAAGAACTAAGAGACAAACTTGTAAAGGCTGAACGTAAGGCTATCAGAGTCAACAAGTTTATGAAGAGAATAACCATTAAAGAGAGAAAAATGGAGTGGATCTACCTCGAGAGGCTGTGGAAGGTTGGTTCTACCATACGTTTAAGTAGTCGTATTGGCGGATACCATACTGGTCGAGCTAAAGGGGTACCAGATTGGAGAACACATTGAAACCATTGACCTAGAAGAAGAGGAAAGTGAGTCTATAAGAGAGGCGTTTGAAGACATTTTGACTAGTATCAAAGAACAACATGAACGAAATGAGACGGCTGTCATACAACGAAAAGATTTAATGAATCGACTCTTGAACGTCTCCAACTCAAACAAAAAAGACTTGTGGAGCTAAATCAAAGAACTAACCGGGTGGACCAATTCTAAATCTGAGCTCGACGATGGAAACTTCAAATACAAGATAGTTTATTAATTGTGGTCAAAAGAACCATAATTTGAAAGAAAGTGGATGCTAGGCACTAGACGATTTTATGCTTCAAACAAGCATAAAATTGAAATATGATAATCTTCCGTGGGTACTACCCTTGCCTAGGAATGCATTTTAGGCCAATTTCTTCGAATAAGATAAATAATGGTTAAAATTACCACACTTAAAATAAAAAAATTTCGAGTTGAACCAGCGCCTCCATTAGGGTTAAACGATGATCCAAAAACAGGTCCATCTATTTTCTTTGATGGAAGGTAAAGGTGGTGTTCTTCCTTTGGAACAAAATATTTATTCAGCGCATCTTCAATTTTCATTAAAGGTTTTTTTAACCTTTGATTAACAGAGTTGTGAAAATTGAAAAAAAAGGTGAAAAGCTCCTTTCGATTTTCAACTACTTTATCCAACTGAACTGCGTTGACAAATTCAAATGCATGATCTTGACATTCTTTACATGGCAAAAATACAGGCACGGACTGAATAAAATTTTTCATGATTGTTTTTATGCTTTGATTGGGCTTGTTATCGTATGTCGATGACATAAAGTGCATTGTAGCCCAATAATGAGGACCCCAAATATATGGTTCTAAATTCATGGTTAATGACTCCTTTATTTATTGGTAAATAAAACTGAACAAAATGGGTGTTGAAAAATTTCAAATATTGGACTTAATAAATGAAACTATATGTATTTTTGTGTATCGTGTATATTGTTGACTCTCGTCCCATTTCTGATCCGAATCCAGGGTTTGAATGCGATATTCAGTGTCAACAAAAATATTTAATAAAATATGGTTATTTGGACCCTGAACTTTCAAATAATGAAATTGCATCTCTTGAAGATCATGATAAAATTTTACAAGGTATCATGAACCTTCAAAAAGACGCAGGTATTAAACCAACTGGGCTTTTGGACTCTTTAACCACAAATTTATTTCAAACTCCTCGATGTGGGATGAACGCGCGTCAAAAACGATTTGTTATTGCAAGGGGTTGGGATACTCCAAAAAATAATTTGAATGAAACAATGGTAACATGGTACCTTGATTTATCCAATTTTGATAAAATCCAAAGCAACATGTCTAAAATACAACCCACAAATCACCACTACACAAGCGCCTTCGACAACCACCCCTTTTATTAAAAGATTTACAACGAAAAATAGGGTTCCAACAACCACTAAAAGATATAAAATGGATATTTTCAAAAAGTTGTTGATTCAAAATTCTAGGGTATACATCTACCCTAAATCAACCTCATCACTTAGTTTTTAATTTTTGTGCTTAATTTTATCCTTTTTGAGGATAAAATTAAAAATAGGTTTTACGCCACTCTTTCAATAATCAAAAGACATGGATCGATAGGAGCCGTTGGATCAACCACGATTGCATTTACTCCAGGGTTTGCTAGTTGAACAGAAAACTGGAACGATAGTGTGGGTGCAACACTTATCAATGCAGTCAAATACACTTCTTTACAAAATGCCTGGGTTGGAAACGGTGATGTGTTTGGAAGACAACTCAACCATTTTTCAACTCCAAAAAGTGTTGGGCCACTTTCATCTTGGAATTGGCAACTAACAGAACCATTTATACCAGTCGATTCACTCATACTGCCTGCAACAAAAGTTATTCTGTAGTAAGTGGTGTAAGGTTGAGAATTTGATATAGTCGCTACTCCTGCACCATCTAATGTGAATGTTGAACCGGTATTTGGCCATGCGGCAAGTCCAACAATGGCGTTTCCTGTGCTGAATGCCTTGGCAGTTCCAATAGAAGGAATATTAATGGATGCCGTTGCCTTGAAAACATTGGCACCATATTGTAATGACGCAATCATTCTACTGCTTGGCCATATGGTTGTATTTGACTGTGGGTTGGTTATGACGGTGTCAATACTATATGTCGAATCAATTGTCTGACCCGCATCTGCACCACTACCAAAAAATGCGATATTATTTGGTATAGCAGTTGGTTTTTTGGCTTGAAATGCACCATCAACATATTGTTTGTTGGTCAGATCAAAAGGTGCAACTGGTGCTATTGGTTGAACAATAGCACCGCTCATAGTACCACCTGTTAATGGTAGACCTGAACCCGAACCTCCTCCAGAAGCAATTAGCTGTGCTACTGGATCAATTAGTTTGAAATTTATTCCACTTGACATTTATTTTCTGTGTTTAAAATGAAATAAACGAAAACTGACCAATTTGTGTTGTTCCGAACCTTTTTAAATGTGGTTAATTTTTACCCAAAATCAAAAATCTTTTTTGCTTTGGAATAAAGTACATAGAACCTTAATTCTTGAAGCATACAACTTAAGATCCCTTCTCCCTTTATTGTTTTTAAACCAGAATTAAGGAGTACTTCAAGCACAGAAGTGTGCTGATGAAGATATAAATTTAAGATTATCATGTACCTAAAAAATTCTGTTTTTGTGGAAATATCTTTAATTTTGGAATCATTGAAATTTGAATGAAGGCACAAAGAACCAAAGAAACATTCGATAAATTTTCTTTGTTTTAAACTTAAAGGCCACCCTATCAACCATTTTGGGTTTAAATTTGGCCGAAGAGCGTGATAGTCTCTGGTTAGATTAAGACTATCAGCGACTGGTATATTAAAAACCATACTCAGAAAACAAGATATTACAAGGCTTGATCGACCATGACCTCCTCGACAGTGTAAATATAATTTTTCTCCCGGTTTTAAGCTTTCAATGGCCATTTGGATCAATAACAGAAAAATGTGAAATTTTTTTTTGTTTTCTGGTACCCATCCATCTTTAATTGGAAAATTTATCCAATTGTCCACAAGATGAGAGTACTGATTTATCCCTCTTTCATTGTTGTTGGTCAAGTCTATGAACCACACTACCCCCTCTTCTTTCAATTCTATGATTTGATTGTGGTTGGGATAACCACCAAATAATGCTTTTTTTTCGATGAAAAATGATGCTTGATTCATTCTTTATTTATTACCTTACTACTTGAAAAATTTCAATTTTTGAATTTATGGACAAAGTGAGCTCTATTCCCGACGTTTTTTGGAAAAAAAATAAATGATTTTTTACAATTGTTTTAAGCATAAATAAAGAATGGACGTTATTGAAAAAAGAGTATTATTTGTGGGTGATCCTCACTTTAAAATAAAAAATGTAGAGTATATCCCGTTGTTTGTGTCTCGAATTGTGGGTATCGTCGAATCAAATATATTGGATTTTGTTGTGGTTGCTGGAGACCTGTTAGACAACCATGACAGAGTTGATGTTGAACCGTTGAATTTAGCCATACAATTTATCGATTTGTTGAGAAAAAAAATAAAGACTTTTGTGCTTGTTGGCAACCATGATTACAAAAACAATCAACAGTTTTTGACCGACCATCATTGGATGAATGCGCTTAAATGTTGGGATAATGTTACCATAGTTGATGAAGTGGTTGAATACACCACGGATGACTTCAGTTTTTTATTCGTCCCGTACGTTCCACCTGGAAGGTTTGAAGAAGCATTAAAAACAAAATATGATCAAGTCAATTATTCAAAAAATTTTAAGGCTATATTTGCCCATCAAGAATTTTTTGGTTGTAAGATGGGTCCAATAGAAAGCAAATGTGGAGACAAATGGGACGAAAATTGGCCTATGGTTATCAGCGGCCATATTCACAACAAACAATGGAGTCAGAGCAACATCTATTATCCTGGTTCAGCTATGCAACACGCGTTTGGACAATCGATTGAAAATACTGTGCCTATTTTGACCTTTACCAACGATGAACTGAGTTATGAAGAAATTGACCTTAAAATGCCAAAACTGACAATAAAATATCTCAGTGTGGAAGATGTGATGAAACCATTAAAATTCAAAAACAAAGAATTTCGAAAATATAAAATTGTGCTTCATTCAACCTGCGCTGAAGAATTTCAAACTTTCAAGAAAACTTTAAGGTACAAACAACTATTAGATGAAGGATTCAAAATTACCTTTAAGTTGAAAAACATGATATCTGAGTGTTCAAGTGTAGATACGCCTTTAAATTTCATTGATATATTACACCAAAAAATTAAAGATGAACAAGACCCTGATTTGGAATCTATTTTTTCTAAATTTGTAACACAATAATGGTGTATTTAATCTTTTATTCCTTTTAGGCATAAAAGAGTTCAAGTGAACTTAAATATTTGGACGAACCATATTTTTTGTGGTTTGTAACTCGTTCGCTTCGGAGAGGCTTTTTACCTCTCCTCAACGATGTGGGTTTAAGACCATTTTTTAAATTTTTTATTTTTTTTGTGGTTTGTAACCCGTTCGCTTCGGAGAGGCTTTGCCTCTCCTCAACGATGGTGCAAAGCACCATCGCTTTGCGACGGGTCGACCCACTAGTTTTACTGGTGGGTTAAGACCATTTTTTTAAATTTTTTATTTTTTTGTGGTTTGTAACCCGTCGCAAAACGAACGGGTCAAGACCAAATTTTTTTAAACCCCAGAAAAACTACTTGGTCACTTTGAACCAAAAACTACAAATTTCCCTCGTACATTTTAATAGTTGGGCGACTGGTGCGAGGTTAGGAATACTCATTTATTTGTTTTAAAAAAAAGCATTTTTTAAAACATGACGCGTCACTTCAATATTTGTACTGACCCAGTCAAACAATCAAAAACTTGTACTTGACATGCTTGGCATCAAAGTATCCTTTGTAGACAATTTTTCAAAAATGACCTTACGATACCTGTACAACAAGTAGACCATTATAATGGTTACAGATATGCCTATAATGTATTTCATCTGAAAATAGGTTTCAGGTGGTTGTACAACCATATCTGGAGGTGGTTGTGGCGGTGGTTGAATTGGTCCATGACTAGGTTGTTGTTGAGGTGGCTGTTGTTGTGATACGTTTTCTCCGGCTTCCTTTGGTTTAACCACTACTCGTACATCACATTCACATGGTTGTTGAGACTTTAAAACCAAAAAATAAGATTTTAATTGTCCATCTGATTCTATTTGACCATTAATGTATCCATCGTCAACCAGTTTATATTGTTTTGGTTTAATTTCACCTTGTTCGACAATAGTTATATTAAATGGTTTTTTATCCTTGCTTTTAACCTCAAAAAAACAAGAAAAATTAACAGTGCTGCCGTTCAAGGGTATAAGTTGTTTATGTTTATCTATCTGATAAGTCTTAGTGCCTGTATCCATTTATTACTTATCAAAGCAGAATACAAAAAATATTCAATGTGAGTCAAAAATAACCAATAAATAAATTATTATGGAGGAAGAAGACGACATTTTTGAAAACCAGGTTGAATTTCTAGCCGAAAGAGATGCTTGGAATAGACTTGGAGCAGCCGATATTGGGCTAGGTCTGGGTGGCGCAATTAACCTTAAAAAAAGTGGTTATACTATAAATGAAAAATTCAAATTAATAGCACTTGCAACCATAAACATTATAAATGATTCAGACAATCATACTTTAAATTCAGTTGAAATAACCCATATACTCAGTCTGGTTGAAAAGATACCAGATTTTGAATATAAAAATCCATCGGCATTTATAATGGGGTATCTTGTGGCTGTTCATTCAACTTATGGAACATCAGATTCGACAATAAAAATAAATAAAGATGTGCTTGCCGATATCCTTGAAATAAATAAAAATATTGAGGACCAATTATTTGCCAAAATTGACGATGTTGATATCGTGAGGTACGTTCGACTCTGTCTTTTGAACAAGTTGAAATAAATTCTTTTATACCTGAATAGTAGGTATAAAAGGAATAATAATTACATTAATTTTGGTAAGATTAAACCATAAAACCAATATCCATTAATATTTATAACAATAACATCAATAGATGGTTCTTTATGACCAACAGAATATTGTTGGAGAGTATTCTGGTCGAAAACAGTCACATTCATTATTGTTTCGTCCAATACAATTTTTTGACCTAAAAATTGACTGGCATTTTCAGCCAATTTTTGTAATGAAGGTAAGAATAAGCATAAAGTATTATCGGAATCTGCAAATTTGTACCCAAATAAATCTTTTATATAATAAAGTGTATTTGACCTTATGTATTGAACATTTTGAGTTGTTAAAATGTTCAATACATATGGAGTACGAGTCCTTTGAAAATAATCGTGTTTTGTCAATGCAAGTTGTGCTGGGTAAACAACATTGAAATTGGCAATATCATTAAAGAAAAAGTGGTATATGTTGGTCGAATATATCTTCAAGTTTATCGGCGAAATTAAGCTTAGATTGAACCGTATTCTGTTTTGAAATTCAAGAGAATTGAATATAAACTTGTTGTTAACCATCAATTCTGCCGAGTTGAAAATAGGTTTAATTGCCACCTTGGAGTATTTAAAATTTTCGACAACTTGAGTATGCTGAGAAATCCATTCATCGACAGATCCACCAGTTCCCAGGCTGAATACACTGTAAAAATGACATGCTGCCCAAAGGATGTATTCAGCCATTCTTTTCATTTTTTTAAACGATTGATATGGAGAACTGTAACCTTTAGTGGTATTCAATTTTGTTTGGTACAAATCTAACCATGAAAATTTTGTTTTCAAGTTATTTTCAACTTGTGGTTGAAGTTTGCCATTGACAGAAATAAAATAATCAAGAGATTTGATAGGGAGTTTTAAGCACGGTAACGGTGGAAATTGACCAACAAATGAAATATTTTCAAATTCAAATTCAAATTCAACAAGCCTAGTCTGACCATAATTATCGACGTATTGATTTAAAGGTTCGACGACCTTTAAAATTTTTCCATTTGCAGAAATTGTTTCCCATGGGTAGGTTTGAAAAGTGTTGAGTCCACTTTCAGATGGATTATTCGTGGTCAAAAGATTGATAAAATTTTTATTATCAATGTCGTACACGGCATGGTTGAACCTTTCTTTGAACAATGCAAAAATTTTTTTAACCTGAGCATCACCCTTTTCAAATGTAAAAATAGGTTTTTTACCTTGTTTATTTACATATGTTGAGGTCTCTTCATCCACAATTAGTTCAACATGTTCTTGTTGCTCGTGTTCAATCATTAAAATTACTCGTTTTTTTAATGGACAAATAAACCTCACAAATCTGTTGGGGTAGACGCTAAAGTCATCTTCAGTCAGAGAAAATAAAATGAAAGATAATTGATAGTAATCTTCCAATGCACCTTTAAAATATCTTGGATTAATATAGGTTGTCGGATCCATAACTTTTTTGGCAATTTCTTTGACACTTAATGAATTGAATTCACCTTTACAAAGTTCTGCTCTTTTGGCCAATTCAGACCTCACAGTTGTATCAGATTCTTGCCTGTTGGTGACCTTGTTTAATATATTGACACAACTCGAAGAAGATAATGGTATACCATACCTATAGAATTTGTTATTGGTTGTGTAACTTAAAAGTTTATCGATTTTTGGTGGAAGAGCACCTAATCTTTCTGGAGATAAAATTTTTAATGTTTTACCTATCTCGCCGGCATTAATTCGTTGTTCGTAAACTTCTTGGTGATTGTACATCTTATAATTTTTGCTCTTTTTTTGTGGTCGTTGATAACAACAAGGAACAAATGGATAAATGTCCCTGTTTGCCAATTTGGTGTTCTCCCTCAAACCGGGATATTTGTAGTCGGGGTATGGGCAAGAATAAAATTTTTGCTCAGATTCTCCATAAATTGGAAATTTTAAAACGGTGTCAGTGTCATCATTCATTTTTTCTTGATCTTCGACTACCATAGGAGGCTTATTGCATAATCTGGTGTAGTTTGGAATAAAAATTTCTGGTGCTTGAAGTTTGAGAAGGTTATCTTTCTCCTTATTTCCTTGACCTTCAAATAAGGTTCGATCAATCTTTAAATTTATGTATTGTTGGTAAAAATTTGATATGACATCAACTTTACCCAAAGTGTACTGTAAAATTTTGTTAACCAAAATTGTATAATTATTTATCCTTGTTTTAAGATCAGGGCCACCATGAATTTTCTTGAGTCTGACAAAGGTTCCGACTGTACCAGGACGTTCAAATAGACTCACTCCAATATCATTTGAACGCACACCAACAAGGTTCGAACCAACCTTTAAAAATATGTTTAAATTTGTTTTACGGGTGTTAATTAAGGCACTTTCATTAATGTAACTAATATTATAAAGACTATGGTCGTTTGTGATCAAATCCTTGAGTATTATGAGTGGTATGTTGACAGATGCCGAATAAGAACCATAATAAAATTCTTTTTCTTGACGTTGTGGGTATATGGAGCTTTCACCCATATCAGTCAAAATATTCTTGACCAAATCTTTCAGATTGTTGGTTGGTCTTCCACCTGCACCAACAGCATTGGGTTCGTTGATTAAAGTTTCAATTGTTAAGGTTATTGCCTCCTCACGAACAAATATATTGATCATCTTGTATTTTGTCCGCGAGCTTGGTATATTGAACGTTGAGACTTTTGAATCGCGAATTTGTATCATAATTCTAATGATGTCGGAAGCCTTTATTTTTTTGGAAAGAATTTTATCCTGGTTCAAGTAGTCGTCTATCAAAGATTTATAATCTGGGTTGAACTTGACCATTTCTTGATAAAAACAGGCAACAACAATATTATTCAATTTTATGGAATCAAATACCATTAATTCGTTTTTATTTCCAACATTTGGAATTTCCGTTTGATGGTTAATTTTATTCAAAACAAATGGTGTTGATTCAAAGGTTGTTTGAACCCGCCCCCAAACATCAATCGTTTTAATTTGTTTTTTGGTATTTTTAAGGTTCTCTTCAATCATTGTTTTAAATTCTTTGATTGTGTCGGTTCTTCTAAACCATACATTTTCATCGACATCTCCCAGTTCTGTCTGAAGATCCAAAAATGCAAATCCAATGGCTTGATCTGAGCTTAATCCGGCGCCAAAATCATTCAAGGTTGATTGAACCTTTGCTATAATATACAATTTTCGAAGAAAAACAGGATCAAAATTTACCATTGAGATTTCATCCCATTTGATTGGTTCATCGTCGATTTTTCGAATTTTAATGGTGTCTTCATCTTCAAAAAATATTGGGTCAGGTATGGTATAATTTCCTCCATCTGCAATATTTTCTGGAACATCAAGTAGAGGTGGTAAGGTACCCAAAGAAGCAGCTATCTTCCCCCTCAAACTACCCAGGGTGTCATTCGAGGATAACGGTATAGTTTTTCCATTAATTGTGAACATTTATTAGATGCGTTTTATACCCATTCACTTTCGCTTAATCCGTTGGACACGCCTTCCAACAATGATAACCAAACAAACAAAAATTGAATTTATCGGAAAATCAAAGTGAAAATAAAGATATGTCTGACCTTGTAAAAACAAATGTTACTAACGGTGGGGCTAAAGCACCGTCGACCACGTCCTTTCTGGGTGTGGTTATTGATACCGAAAATGGTTCAAGTAACCCTAAAATTAATAAAGCTTTGAATAAAAGCTTTAGTCTACTTGATATCATGAAGTTTATAGAAGTCACCAAATTCAAGCTTAATATGACCATGTTTGATTATTTTTGGCAAGTAGTTGTTGGAAACCAGTGTAGCTTGATTACTACACTGGTTTTAGAATGGTTTCTATCAGAGCCCAACATGGTTATACTGAACGTAGAATCAAGACTCAAAGACTTCTCTTCCCCAACTTCAGATTCTTCTCGATTTTAAAGCTAACCCCAACTCTAAAACCCTCTACAACCGAATTAAGAAGGAACTCAAGGCTAAAAATGTTATCTTCAGTGGTAACAATATTGACCTGGACGAGTCAAATGTGACCCAAGAAGAACTAATGGAAGAAATGAAGGGCATCAATGACCTGAAATACAAAGTTTAAAACACTCAGTTTTTAAACTTCAAGTGAAGTTTAAAAATCAAACAATAAAGTTTTATGCCTTTTAGAAGGCATAAAATATCATAAAACTTTATTTAAAATTGAATTTATCCATTAAAAAATCTATTAATAAAAATGGCGTGTATTATCCACACAAATTTATATGATGACAAAGTACTGATGAAAATGCAAAAAGACCTAACCAAAAAAATAGAGTCTGGTAACAAACAATATGGTACAAGTCAATCAAAAACTATATATGTCTACTCTGTCGACGAAGAGGTTGAAAGTAGACCATGTTGTATACCCTTCAGTTATGGTTTAAAACTGGCTTTAAAAAAAAATTTGGAAATACAGAGACCAAACCGTAAAAGTTTGGGTGGTATGCAACATGAATTTACAGGTAGTTTGAGAGATGAACAGAAAAATTGTCGAGATCAAGCACTTACTCTACTCCAAAAGAGTAAAAGTGTCATGTTGTCTTGTTACACTGGTTTTGGGAAGACTGTTACGGCCATAAATATGGCAAGTAAAATTAAACTGAAAACTTTTATAGTTGTCCCAAAAAAACCATTGTTAGGTCAATGGGAAGCAGAAATTAAAAACTTTATTCCAAACGCAAGTATTATGGTCATCGACCCCAGTAAAATAAAGAAATTTTCATTTAGTGATCCTCCAGATTTTTGTATTATTAATGCTTGCAATATCCATAAAATCGATAAAAAATTTCTTTCAAGTTATGGTCTTGTTATAATTGATGAAGCCCATTTGTGTATGACGGAAAAATTATCAGAAAATCTGTTATATCTCACTCCAAGGTATCTTTTGGGCATAACCGCGACTCCTTATAGAGAGGATGGATATAACGTTCTTTTTGACTTGTTTTTTGGAGGACAAAAGGTGAAATATACCTTAAATAAAAAACATACAGTTTACAAGGTCAAAACAGGCTTTACTCCGAACGAAGATAAATATTTAAAGTTTGGGCCGCAATACAAATCTAAGGTTGATTGGAACTCTATACTTGATGAACAGGCAAAGGATGAAAAAAGGAACAAATTGATCATAAATATCGTCACACAATTTAAGGATCGAGTGTTCCTTATTCTCGTTAAACGAGTTGAACATGGACAATATTTGATGCGTTGTTTAGAAGAACTTGGAGAAAAGGTCACGTCCCTCCTTGGAAAACAACAAGAGTTTGATAAAGATGCTCGTATACTCATTGGAACCAATTCCAAGATCGGAACGGGGTTTGACCATCCTCGACTCAATACTTTGTTAGCGGCGGCTGACATGGTGTCCTATTATATCCAGTTCATAGGTCGAGTTATGCGAAGAAAAGATGTTGAACCAATTATTTTTGATTTGGTAGACTCTCATCCAACCTTAAAAAAACATTTTGAAAAACGGTCAAAAGTCTACTCAAAACACGGTGGAGAGATAATAAAATTTAACCATGAAAAAAATAAATAATTTTTTATGCTTTTTATGAGCATAAAAAATTCAGTGCTAAAATATATAATTAGGTGGGATTGGATCTAAAACGACAAATTCAACATCTTCTATGGCATTTGGGTGTGTGACTAACCACCGCAAAACATCATCGTATTTATGGAAAGTTTGAGCATAACCATTAATAGTTCTCCCATATTGGAAGTCGAACCCCAAGGATTTTTTACAATTATATCTGGTGTTGAAGAACCATCTTAAATTAAATAATATGGCAAACGATTTTAGGTGGATATGATCCTCGTGTTTTTGAACAAGATATAAACTTTTACGGCTTGTTGGATCCATAATTTCTTCTTTTCTTCCGTAAAGCTCAATTGAAAAATCAAGGTTATAGTCAGTTATATCTTTGACATGTTCTTTTTTATAGTAGTTTTTAACCATTTTCACAAAATAATCATTTATACGGGTAATTATGTCCATAAATTGAGGGTATAAGATTGATGTGTTTTTTTTTGATTGATGGAGGACTTTAACCTTTTTTATAAACTTTGACGGAACAAAGTTTATGATATTTTCATGTGTTAAGAACCACCTTAATTTTTCTTTAAAATCAATTGGGTTACAATCAATCATACTTAGTTCCATCAATTTTTTGATTTTAATGGAACTCATAACCATTGTGGATGATGTGAATTTTTTATTTAAAGACCAATTCATCAATGCTTCATTCAAACTTTGACATCTTCTCAAATTCAGCAATGGTTCCAAAAGACCATTTATGTGAACGGAAAGCAAATTCTCAACTTTTAACGTGTATTGGATAGAATTAATCATAATTTCAAAAGAAGAATATTTTAAGATCACGCCCGGCATATCTTTATATAAAAAAAATTTAATTTTATTTGAGGTTATTCCAATCTTACAGTTTGAAATTTTTTTTATTTTAAACGTTTGGTCAAATAAACCAGCTCGAACATTGTTGAAATCTTGAGGGTCAAGTTTAAGATGAATTTCATCCATATTTAAACTGAAATTTTGTTCAATTTGATTGAAAATATTAAAGGCTGTTTGACCAAAAACAACTCCGGTAGTCAAAAACAGTGTCATTTTGCTTTTTTAAGTTCAATTGAACTTGAAAAATCAATTTTTAGCACGCATCGTTAATCCGTTCGCTTCGGAGAGGCAAAGCCTCTCCTCAACGATGGTGCTTTCAAGTGAATGGGTTAACCCATCACCATAACTTCATGTTCTTCAAATGTTTTTGAAAGGCATATGTCACCATCTCTAAATAATTTTATTTTTTTATGGTTAAAATCAGCAGGAGTTAGAGGAACACCGTGAAAATTTTGCATTGGTCCAAGATATGGTTCAAGACAGTCAGTTATGTCTTGGTCAAGTTCGTTTTTGAAAACAATAAGATCGTTCGACCTTAATCTTTCGTTGAACAAATAAATATATTTTTTGTCCTTGCAACCAACCTTTCGGTTGTCAAAGTATTCAAGAGAATTAAAATTATCCTCCAATTGAAGCCTGAAACGATCGGGTTTAATCAATGATCCATTTTGTGGTGATCGAGTCCACAAAAACCATTTGTTTATTTTATTTTTAATTTTTTGAATCTGGTACTTTACAAGCACAGATATAATCATCATGACTTGTGGGTAAGTTTCACCTAATAAATAGTATCCACTTCCGATCGCAGTTGATATGACCAAATTGAACCACAAACTGTTTATGGGTAAGAAAAAGGCAAAAATAACAAGTAGTACTGTAAATATTTTGCAAAGTTCTAAAGCCATGTTTTTATTCATGGTTGTATATTTTTTCAACGTATCCATTTATTAAACATTTTTTCAGCTGAAATTTGTGGTTATCGCGATTTTGCTGTTGTTTGAGAAGTCTACATGGTGGCCTCTGAGCATTTCTCAAACTATGCAAACTTTGTCGTTTACCCGATGCCCATAGGGCATCGGTTAGAGTTTGCCCTATGGGCAAACGTTTATCCACAAACGAAACACTTCAAAACATAAAGATTTTAATGGTTCTTAAAACTTTAAACTCATCCACTTTTTGAAAAAACCTTTAGATTGATTTAAAAAAATTTTTTCTAGGATTTCAAAATCTGACGATCGCAACTTTCAGATTTTGAGAGACAATCGTAGATTTTTGGAATCTGCTAAATATTCGGATGATCGCAACTTTTGAAAAAATTCGTTTGTGGGAAGTCGGCCGTAGTACATAAATGTTTTCTGGAGACATCTCAATTGTCTCGGAGACAAGTCGCATTCACTCAACACTTTTTCAATTCAGTAGTTTCGACTTTGGAGTTGTGTGATGGACGTAGTCGAGTCGATTAATTTTGACTAGACTTTTCAAACTATGAAAACTTTGTCGTTTATCCACAAACGAAACACTTCAAAACATAAAGATTTTAATGGTTCTTAAAACTTTAAACCCATCCACTTTTTGAAAAACTTTTAGATTTAAAAAAATTTTTTCTAGGATTTCAAAATCTGACGATCGCAACTTTCAGATTTTGAGAGACAATCGTAGATTTTTGGAATCTGCTAAATATTCGGATGATCGCAACTTTTGAAAATCTACGATTGTCTCTCAATTTTGGTCGTCAACTTTCAAAATTCAGGATTTCAAAAAATTCAGAAAAATGAAAATTTAATGGTCAAAAATATTGGTCCCTTTTAGTTTATGGTTAAAAAATTCGTTTGTGGGTAAACGACAAAGTTTCTGAAGTTTGAGAAGTCCACACAAATCTACACAAACTTTTATGACCAAGTCTATAAAAGCGCAGAAAATTGAAATGATAACTCTGAAAAAACGACTACAATAAACTACAACAATGGCTTTTGTAAACGATTTCCTTAAATCCTTAGCTATGCCAATTGGCGATTTGGCCAAGTGGCTCGAAGAAGAACATCAAGTACCAGTCAAAACAACCATTGAAAAATGGAATGAATTGACTGGTATGAATATCACCACATCCGGCGATGTTGATGATGTGGTTGATCAAACCATTAATATTGACAAAAAGAAGAACAGTCCAAGTGGTTTGGATCCAAAAACTTGTCAACATGTTTTTATTGCTGGTAAACGTAAAAATCAACAATGCACCACAAAACCAAAAGGGGGCAACGATAGGTGCAGTTCTCACAAAAATAAAGTCAAAAAAGGCGAGTCATCCAACTCTGATCCAGAGACTCCAAAAAAGAAGCAAGTGAAGAAGGTTGTAAAGTCGAAAGAAACTGTTCAAACTGACTCTGACTCTGAAAGTGAAGATGATGCACCAAAAAAGAAGCCAGTCAAAAAATCAGTGTTTGATGCAGATACAGAAGAAGAGAGCGATTAAATCACTCGAAAAAAGGTAAGTAAAAAATATTTTCCAACTTTTATGGTCTAAAAGACCATCAAAGTCGATACAAGGTAATGAATGCGAGTGGTGTTGAAAAAAATGAAATAAAAAATTGAAAACAATGGAGAATAAAGATAAAATGGAAACATTGGTTTGTAAAAAAGGTTGTTGTTCACTTCGAACTCTTAGAAAACAAAAAACTGAAAATTATGGTAAACCATATCCTTTCGAAAAAAGAAAGGCTGGAGTATTTGTTTACTGTGGAAATATGGTTCTACTAACCCAATCGTATAACAATTGTTGGGGTATTCCTAAAGGTCAGATGGAATCATTTGATTCAGATACAAAAGTATGCGCTGAACGAGAACTGAAAGAAGAAACTGGATTGATCATACAATTGAATGATAGCGACTTGTACAGAATAATATTAGACAATTGTTATGTATATAAAATTTGTGTTGAAAATATGGATATAATCAACCTTGATAATCTTGAAAATTTAGATTCTACTGGTATAGGATGGGTTGACCTTGAATGCGCATTTGACTTTAATTTAAATTTTTTAACCCGAAAAGTTGTAATGGGGTACACACAACCATAAAATTCACAAGTTCACTGTGAACGAAAAAGTGGGTAAAAACGTTTATAATAAATGAGACCTCAAGTCACACCAATTTTTCCAAGAAATAATGGTTCACCGCCTCCACCACCAACAAATCTTCCAATAAGAAACATGGACTCTCGAGAACGTATGTTGAGTTCAGGAGGTTTTGGTGGTGCATTTAACCCTGAAATAGCTCATAGTGTTCACCGTGGGCATTTACCACCACCACGTCAAGAGTTCAATCCTCTTTCGTTGAACTGTATCAGTATTGCACAACATATAGATACATGTCCAATTTGCAGTCGTCTTTATGACACTGACAAAACCTTGTATATTTTAGCCATTATGGGACTTCTTATACTTTGTTTTCTAATGGTTAAACGTATAGTTAAACTTTAATATTTATGCTACTTTTATACCTAAAAAGGTATAAAAGTGAAATTCAAGTTTATTCCAATTGTGGAGTTTTGAAACCAGAAACAAAGAAATTCAAATTTTGATGCTTCAAAGTGATCGGTATTTTTGAATTCAAAATTTTATAGACTGCATCCTCCATCTTTGCAAGATCCAGTTCATTTTTAAGAGGCTCAAAATATGTGGCTAAAAAGGCTTCAAAACGTTTTCGCGAAGATAAATTAAATCCCTCGAAATTATCCTCTTCTTGGCCATAATCTTCATCATATACCTCAACTTCATATGGATTTTGTTCAATTTCTTCTTCAAATTCAAGGTCCTCTTCAACCTTTTCGTATTCATGTTTGTACAATCGAACTTTACCCAAACAAAGGTGGATGGCAGTTTGCAAATCTTGGGTATTTATTGTGGGTGAATTGAACTTTAAATTGACTTCTTTCAATTTGGACAGAATGGCTAAGAGAACCATTAAAACAGTGTCTTCTTGACGACTTTGCATCAATTCCATTGTTTTCAGATTATGGTTTGATTTACCCAAAAAATATTTAGACCAGATTAAAAGGCCTTTGTACCTTATATCGTAGTCATTTTCACCAACAATTTTTTCACTCATTTTCATTCCGTTGTATATGATACTCCAAACTTGCAACAGTGAATGGTTACTTAAACCATATTGTTTATTTTTTTGGATCAAATATTCGGGAATTCTTGTTTTTGGCACGTTTGAATCATTCAGCATTATAAAACTATAAAAAGGCGATAGTTGAACCAAATCATCATAAACAACGTGAAGCTTATGTTTGGACTTGGTATGAACCATTAAATTGTCCAAAATCATAAAGTAAAAATCAACCTTATCTTTGACCACATCAATGAGAAAGGGATCTTTTTCAACAAACTTTTCAAATGATGGAATTTTATGAATTTTAAGTACAATTTTATCCCTATACTTGTTATAAAATTCTTCGGTTTTTTCAAGATCGAATGCATCTTCAAATTCCAAACCTTCCAATGAAAATACCAAATTTTTAATATGGTACTCTTGGAGCTTTATATTGATTGCATCTTCCAATAGTTTGTTTTTTGTGGTGGTAAAGACGTCCTTTTCAATCATCTTGTTGAATTGATCAAGATCGGTGGTTTTAACATCCTTTATTCTGACATACAATTTTGCTGGATCCATTTGACCATACAATTTATTTAATTCAAATGCAATAAATTGAGAAACGGACTTGAATTTAAGGTTGTTGATAACCACAACAGAAGTTTCATCCAATGGTGATAACAGATCATTCTCAACATAAATCTTGAATGAACCATTTTCGTCAGTAAACTCTGTTCGCAACTCGGGTAACTTGATATTCTCCATCTCAAAAAATTCAATATCCTTGTCTGATGGAAAGTACCACATGCCCTTAAAATGTTTAATTTTATCTTTGATTTCGTCTGGAAGTGCCTTTGCCGAATACAGATCCAAAATCCTATTGGCAAATTCTTCTCTCTTACTTGGTAGAATATCAAATATTTGATCTTTTAAGGCTGTTTTATCCTCAGACACGGTGACATTTTTTGAAATGGTGAAATCAACAAAAGCATGGAGAGAAGTCGCTTTTAATTCAAACAAATTTTTTTTAAGGACATTTCGACCCTCATTTTTACGAATTATTCGAATTAAAGAATTAGGGTCGGTGTAATTCATTATATTTCGTTTTTCATGTAAGGTCAATATGGTGTCCATATCTGGTGCATTTGAATACACCTCGGTTTTACCATAATCTTGGACTAGTGCATCAACCAACCTTTTTATGCTTCGTTTTTTATCCTTTGAAATGTATTTTTCCAAGTTATGCTTCCTTAAAGCCTTTTTCAAATTTATTTCGGCAATATAAGAGAGATAAATATTATCCTTTTGTTGAGCTTTATTCTGTTCAATTTGCAATTCGTTGCGAACTTGCTCCATAACCTGACCAAATATATTTTCTCCGTTTTTAGCTCGACCTATACCAAGAAAATCATTTGGAGAATAATACAATATTTTAAGATGTTCCGTATCCATCAATTTTTTGAAAAAGGTTTCGTTCTGCCTTGCTTTTTCAGTTATGGCTGTGTGAGCCGCAGATTGAATCGTTGATCGTTTAAGGTGTTTTCGAACCTCTTCAAATGTATCCAAAACATTTTTTGGTAAAGTTTGTGATAGTTCTTCTTTGAAAGTCGACTCTGGTAACAAATTCGCGTATACAAAGTTCACGATACTTGAATAAGTATGAGACTTGACTTTAAATGGTAAAATTGCATCATTAGCAAGTTTACCGAATGGTTTATCCAAACTATTTCGTATAGTGACTACTGACATTTATTAATTCTTTTTTCAACCCTTTTTATAATAGTTGTTGTAGTCATAAAAAATAAAGGTTTGACAAACCTTTGAACAAGTTGCTTTTGCAGAAAATTGAAGTTGTCGCTGAAAAAAATCAGTCAAATAAAAATGGCAACATTTAACCAGAATCAAAATAAATACTATACTTGGGCAGCACCATCGGCCCCAAACCCAAACCCAACCTCAACATTTGTGTTTGGTCAACAACAACCACAAAATAAATTATTTGGCCAAACCCAACCAACAACAACCTGGGGTCAAAAACCAACTTCTGCTTCATCATGGTCTAATCAACCAATTGTTCAAAAACCGTTTTCATTCACCACTCTTCCAACTACCACTTCATTTTTTGAGGCTCCCAAAGCACCACTTTTCGGTTCAACCAATCTGGAGGCTCCCAAAGCACCACTTTTCGGTTCAACCAATCTGGAGGCTCCCAAAGCACCACTTTTCGGTTCAACCAATCTGGAGGCTCCCAAAGCACCACTTTTCGGTTCACCCAAATTGTACGACATGTCAACAAACTTGTACAATGTTGCATCAAATTTAACTTTGGTTCCGTTGGACCTGCCAGTTAAGAAAATTGAAGGTTTAATTTTTATGGTGTCTTTGGATCAAAAAAATACATTGGCGTCAACATCATCGTTGCTTGAAAATGTGTTCAACCCAAGCATTAAATTTTCTTCGGAAAATATGTGGTTCACTTCTCTCGTAAAATATTCAGATGAAAAATTTGCTCTTGAAAAGGTTAATGAAACCATGGTTTCATTTGCCTTGCTGTATTCTTCATTATTGAGAGAATTGATGGTTGAAACTATCCACACTCCAGAAGAATTGTACACTTGGTTGATTGACTTTGCAATGACCCAAAAAAATAAAAAAATGTTGTGGTTGTTCACAATCTTAAAATATGCAGGAGTCAACAAATTTCATGATATCTTGGACATGACAAACGAACTTGAAGTGTTTGTATGGGCGCTTCAATCATTCATTCGATTCGACAATAACCCGAGACAAGCAGTTGAAACTGCCCAACAATCAACAAATCAACTGTTTAAAACATTTTTGTTATCTATGGTTGGTGCCAGCTATGGAAAAGAGTTTTATCCAACCATTTCATTAAATAATGATATGACGAATCTGATCACAAAATTTAAATAAACACAAATTTAATAGTCACATTAAAAAACAGTCTTTTATGCTTCTAAGAAGCATCAAAGATTAAATTAAAATAATGGTAGATGAACAGGTTAAAAAATGAAAATTAATTGAAAATTTATAAATAAATAAACATGGTTAAAATAGCCTTTGGTTACAAACGAAGAGTTGGTAAAGATACTTCGTGTGATTATCTCGTTGAAAAGTATGGTGGAATTAAGCTTTCATTTGCCGAACCACTGTATAAAATATTAAATTTTGCTCAAGATATGTGTCACTTTAACAAAACAAAAGATAGAAAATTTCTACAATTTATTGGAACAGAGTGGGCAAGAACCATAAATAATAACGTTTGGGTTGACTTGCTGATTGAACAATTGTACAACTCAAATTCTTCCAATGTGTATGTAGCAGACCTCAGATTTAAAAACGAATTTGAGGCTTTAAAACAACACGGTTTCATATGCGTTCAGATCAAGAATTGTGCGGTAGTTTCTTCGGATGGTTACGTCAACCATCAAAGTGATTTGGACTTGGACAATTATAATGGTTGGGATTATACCATTGAGAATACTGGATCCATTGAAAATTTGTATGCTCAATTGGACCATTTGTTTCATTTCCAAAATTGAAATTTTTAATGGTAAAAAACTACATAAATAAAATAAGATGAAGCTTGACATTATAAAAGAAATGATGGTCCAACGCGACTTTCAAGAACACAAAATTCGAGAAGGTTACATGATAGGGGTTCGATACAACCAAACGAACGAGTGCGATGAATATATTTATATAAAAATTTTTAATGGTAAATTTGAGTTGAATGTCGTTCGAGAATTTCTATGGTCAAAATTTACCATTGATAATGATGGAAATATTCTAGCCAAGATTTCAGGTAAAAATGTGGTTCAATTGGTCATTGTTTGCGAAAGTTTTCAAAACTCTCACGTAAAAGAGTTTAAGGAAGTTTCAAGCCATATCCAATTGATTAGGAGCGATTTCTTCAACATCAACACCACCAAAAAAGCTCCGCAACATCAAAAAGTTAATGGTCGAGAAGTCCGTAATAAAAGAGAAATTGCTATTATAAATGAAGCTGACCCTAACTGCATATTTTATAATTTTATCAAGGGTGACGTTATTCGGGTAACAAGATCTGATGGAGACATATGCTATCGACTCGTACGTTAAGTTCTGTGGTGTTTTTTATGCCTTTTAGGTATAAAAAATAAAATTGAAATAATTTTTTATAATTGAGACAAAATGCCGTGAATATTTGACTATAACTCTCGACGAAAAAAATTATACCGTAAAGTTGTCTGGAACAACAAAATATCCATATTTTTGTGGTAAGGATCTATGTGATATATTGGACCATAAAGATTATAAATATGCTTTAAAGACCCATGTACCATTAAAATATAAAAAAGAATTGTCTCAGTTTTATGGTCAAAATAATCAAGATCTGGGGGGGGGTTTTCCCCCCCCAGATTATGGTTCCGTCCAACTATAATTTACTTGGAAAATCTGAAATAACGTTCCGAGAAGGACAGGTTGTCTACATTTCAGAACCCGGTCTTTATTCTCTTATTATGGGTAGTAAAACCGCATTTTCACTTTTATTTCAAGAATTGGTTTATGAACAAATTTTACCATCCATAAGAGAATATGGTTCATATCAAGTTGAATCTCAATTAACTCAAGCTATGGAACAACTAGCCATAAAAGAAAAATCAGAAGAAGATTTGAAAAGAGAAGGGGAAGAACTAAGAGACAAACTTGTAAAGGCTGAACGTAAGGCTATCAGAGTCAACAAGTTTATGAAGAGAATAACCATTAAAGAGAGAAAAATGGAATGGATCTACATCGCCACAAACGATTTTTATGCACTCGAGAGGCTGTGGAAGGTTGGTTCTACCATACGTTTAAGTAGTCGTATTGGCGGGTACCATACTGGTCGAGCTAAAGGTGTTGGAGATGGGTACTCATCTTTTTTGACCTTCGGTCAAAAAAGATTACGTAGTCCGGCTTTCGCCGGACGAAGTACTACTATGTGTTCGCGATAAAATGTTACAACTCAAAGGATGTTGATAACCATATTCAGAAACTCTTAGCCGACTTCAAGTGGAAAGACCCTAAACAATCTGAGGAACAACAAAATA